CGTCTCGGGCGACCCGAACGTCACGCCGATCTTCTGGCGCAGCTGGTTGATGAACACCACCATCGTCCCGGTCTGGTGCGCGACGCGCACCGGACATGTCGGTCCATTCCCCACCCAAAAATGGGGGTCGCGCAACACCACGTCCTCGATGGCCGAACTCTCGGGGAATGCAGACCCCTCCGACCGTTGGCGACTACATCGACATTTTCCTCCGCGAGGTTCGCACCCTCGTGTCGCTCGGCGAGCGCAAGCCGACGACCCTCGAGGGCTACACCCACCGCGCGAAACATCAGCTTGCCCCTCTTCGATCACGGCCCATCGCCGACCTCGGGATCGATGAGGTCCGTGCGTGGCATCTCGCTGCAGCGGAGCGTGTTCGTGAGAGCGGCGGCCATGGCAAGACGACAGGCACCACATCAGCGAACCTCGCTCTGCGGATGTTGCGTCTCGTGCTGCGCCGCGCCGAGATGGCTGGCGTCATCCCGCGCGGCTCGTCGCCGACTCAGTACATTACCCGGTTCCAGGAGCGGCCCCGCGATCGCTATCTGACCGAGAACGAGACGGCGGCGCTCTGGGAGGCAATTGGAAGGCTCGAGGCAAAGGTCGTCCGTCACGCAAAGCGACCGAAGGCCCTTGCGCATTCCCCCTTCCAGGCATTTCGCCTGATCATCCTGCTGGCACTTCGCCGCAACGAGGCACTGTTCCTGCGGTGGGACCAGGTGAACCTCGATGATCGCGTGCTTCTGGTGCCATCGAAGACGGGGCTCCGCGAGGTCGCTCTCTCCGAAGAGGCCGTCAAGATTCTCCGGGAACAGTTACGCCGACGGGTCAGCGAATGGGTGTTCCCATCGCGGGCGCACGGCAAGCCCGTACAGCACGTCTACACGCTCTGGCGGAGGATCCTCGAAGTCTCCTGCATCGATCCCCGTGGCGTGGTGCTCCACACCGCTCGCCACAGCCTCGCCACTTGCTCAATCCGAAGGGGTGAACCGATCGAGAACGTGTCGCTGCTGCTCGGCCACAGCAGCTCGAAGGTGACGCGCGGGGTGTACTCGAGGCCGCTGGCGACTCCTGGCATGCGTGCGCTTGTTGAGCGCCAAGCAGCGTCGGTCACGCGGAGGTCGGCCGCATGACCCACCCAAACTGCAACGGCAGCTGCTGCAACCAGTGGGCCCGCTTCCGCGTGCGCCTCGCCTTCGCCACGCGTTCTCCTGAAACGCCCGGCGTCACCGACATCACGATCCCGAAGCAACAGCTCGAGGAGCTGCTGGCGAAATACGGATGCGTCGCGGAGGAGGGCGTGCGGCACTTCATCGTGCAGGCCCGTGGCCTCGGTCTCGGAGGTGAGGCGTGACGGACCCCGCCACCTTCCACGGCCGGCTGACGGACGTCGGGGCCCGGCGCGGCGGCTCGCTCGTCATCGAGACGACCGTCGAGACGGCCCGCGCGCTCGCCCCGCTGCTCTACTGCGACGTCGAGGTCAGCGCGGCGGGCACCTGCGATCGGCTCGTCCAGTTCGCAAACTCGCTCGCCGCCTCCGTCAAGGCGCAGGCCGAGCGGGCTGACACCGCGGGGGATCGTGCCCTGCTCGCCGAGCACCAGCTCGCCACCCTCGCCCGCCACGTCCTCGACGACGACCAGGTCGCCGCCCGCGACTACCTCGCCGAACTCGGCTTCGGCTTGACCGATGGAGAGGAGGTGCTCCGTGGGACAGCACGCTGACGAAGCGATCGAGGCTGATGACCGGGCCGTCGCCCGCAAGCACGGCGTCGAGCTCGACGACGACGACGGGCAGGTCGGGTACTGGCGCGCGCAGAGGAAGGAGCGCCAGGAGGAGCGCCGCGCCCAGCTCAACAAGGCGAAGGACGCGATGGCGGAGACCGCCACCGGCGTCGCCGGCATCGGGCTCCAGCTCGTGCGCAAGAGCGAGTACCACTACCACGTGCTGCGCGGCCGCGATGTCGTCGCGCAGTGGTGGCCGAGCTCGGGCAAGACGATGGACGGTCGGGCGCGCGGGCAGATGTGCCGTACAGGCAAGGCCCTCGTCGCGTGGCTGCGTGACTGCTTCGCCAGCGGCGGCGGCGCGAACCCTCAGAACGGGGGGCCGCGATGAAGCCGCAGCCCGAACTGTTCGACGGCGCCGAGGTCCGCTTCTGGGACATCGACCCGCACGCCTACCAGACCGAGCGCGACCATGTCCGCCGCTCGCACCTCGAGCTGCTGCGCGAGAGCGCGAAGCTCTACGAGCACCACGTCGTGCTCGGCAACCCGCGGCCCGACAAGAAGTCGTTCCGCGTCGGCCGCGCCCTGCACGTTGAGGTGCTCCAGCCCGAGCTGGCCGAGCAGCTGCTGGTCGTCCCGCCGACGTTCAACAAGCGGACCAACGCCGGGAAGGAGCAGCTGCGGCGCTGGCAGGAGGCGCTGCCGCCGGGCGCCATCGTCCTGACGCGGGACGAGCGGCAGACCGTGGAGTGCATGGCGCGGTCCCTGCGGTCAGACCCGCGGTCCGCCGCCCTGCTCGAGCGGGACGGCGCCACGGAGTTGCCGCTCGAGTGGGAGGACCCGATCACCGGCCTGCCGTGCAAGGCCATGCTCGACAAGTACTTCGAGACCCGCGACGGCTCGGCCGTCCGCGTCCTCGACCTCAAGTCGACCAACGACCCGAGCGAGGACGCGTTCGCCAAGACCGTCGCCAGCTTCGGGTACCACCGCCAGGACGCGATGTATCGCGATGCGGCGCGCCGGTACGCCGGCGGCCGCCCCCTCAGCTTCGCGTTCCTGGTCGTCCGCAACGTCGCGCCGTTCGAGGTCGCCATCTACGACCTGAGCGACGTGACCGTCGACGCGGGCCGCCGCCAGATCCGCAAGGCGCTCAATCGGCTGGCGGCGCACCTCGCCTCCGGCGACTGGCGCGCGCCCTGGCAGGGCGCGCTCGACGACTTTAGGCCCACCACCATCTCGATCCCCAACTACGCCCTGAAGGAGGCCGCATGAGTCCCACCACGAATGTTGCTCGCCGCGACGACGACGACCCCACCCGCAAGCTGATCACCGTCCTTCAGGGCCCGATGATGCGCGCCGCGATCGGCCGCGCCGTGCCTGCGCACCTGACCCCCGATCGCATGACCCGGATCGCCATGACGGCGGTCCGGGCGAACCCCCGGCTCGCGGAGTGCCACACGGGGAGTTTCATCGGTGCGCTGCTGCAGCTCGTGCAGCTCGGCCTCGAGCCGAACACGCCGCTCGGTCACGGCTTCCTCGTGCCCTTCCGGAACACCAAGCAGAACATCACGGTCTGCACGCCCATCGTCGGATACAAGGGCATGATCGACATGGCCCAGAGGACAGGCCGTCTCCTGAGCCTCAACGCGATGGTGGTCCGCGAAGGTGACGAGTTCGAGTACTTCGACGCGTTCGAGCCCGACTTCAAGTACGTGCGCAGGTCGAGGCTCGACGCGAAGCTGACCCACGCGCTGTGCTACGGGAAGTTCACCAACGGGGGCCGCTTCATGCAGGTGCTCGAGGCCCAGGACGTGCTCGCCAGGAAGGCGCGCAGCGCGGCCGCCAAGAGCTGGAGCAGCCCGTGGAAGACGGACGAGGCGGCGATGTGGCGCAAGACAGCCGTGCGCGCTGCGCAGTTCCAACTGCCGCAGAGCGCGGAGCAGCAGCGGGCTGTCGTGCTCGCCCAGGCCGAAGACGGGGACGTGGCCTGGGTCGATGCGTACGACCCAGAGATCGCCGCCTTGCTCGACGAGGCCCACATGCTGCCGCCCGAGCCTGACGAGCTCGATGCGCCGCCGCCCGAGGCGATGCAGCCCGCTCGCGACAACGACCTGTCCCGATGACCAGCCGGCGGCACGACGCCGCCAAGGAGAACGAGAAGACGATGCGCATCATCCTCGACAACTACAACCTCATCGCCGCCGAGCGCCTGCTCTGCGAGGCGGCGCTCAGCGAGACCGGTTCTATCGTGGAGGCCGCGAAGCTGCTCGGCATCACGCGCCACGGACTCAAGCGCCGGATCATCAAGCACAACATCCGGTGGACCCGGGAGGGTGGCCGCATCGCGGCGACGCCGACGAACACGGCGACATGACACGACGGGGCCGCGGCCCCGAGCACACGAAGTGCCTCGCCCCTGTGCGCGCCATGACGGCCGAAGGATGGGGCCCGCCTGGAGGACAGGCGAAGGAGATGATCGAATGCAAGTCGAACTGATAAATCCAGACACCCTCACACCATTTCCCACGGCGACAGTCGGCGGTCGCCTGTGCGTCGCCGTCTCGGCCGGCCGCCGCTTCGCAATTCGCGTCACGGACTCTCGGCGCGGCGGCAAGACCGAGGTCGTCCTCGCTGTCGACGGGCGGGACACGCTGAGCAATCGCGATGCGTCGCCAGATCTGGGGGGCATCGTCTTCAGCGACACCTACCTCTGCCGGGGATTCCGGATCAGCGAGCACGACGTCCGTGAGTTCGTGTGCGTCGAACTCGGCGACGGCATGGCGACCGCTGAGCGCCGAGGCACCGCCGACAGCGCGGGGCTGATCGCGGCTGTGGCCTACGCCGAGCGCGGCGCTCATGCGCTGGGAACGCATCGGAGCGACGCACCCCGTGGAGTGACCCGCGGTGTAACCCGTGGCGCGGGCACGGCGGCGGGGGCGACGGTGCACTCGCCGGTCGGTTCGATGCACTGGATCCGCGGCGACAAGCTCGAGGAATTGGTGATCGAGTACGACACCCCGTCTGCGTGGTCCGCCCGCGGGATCGTGATCCCGCAGCTCAACATGGCGTCGCCCTGGCCGGGCGCGACGCGTGCCTTCGCTGACCCGAGCTTGCTCTGAGGACATGCGGGCGTCGGCCCGCAGCACGAAGACGTGCCCCGCGCCTGTACGAGCCACGACGGCCGAGGGATGGCGCGCTGACCTGGGGGACAGGTCGGAAAGGACAGGTATCAGGTATGGCGAAATCAAAAACAAAGGGCCACGAGGCCGAGTCATGTGGGTTCCGGATCGTCACCGAGGCGTGCGCCTCGGGCTTCTCGGTGGTGATCTACGACAAGCCGCGGACCAGCGGCGTCAAACCGCGGATCGTGGTGGAGCGCGACGGCTTCGAGTACGAGGGCCAGGCCCTCGACTGGGGTCTCGACTGGGCGATGGAGAACCGCCCGTACTCGGTCGTGGTCAAGCCCGACGAGGACGGCGGTTTCCGGGGCAAGGTGCTCAACGAGTCGGGCTTCGACGACTACAGCACGACGATCTGCAGCGACGAGGATGAGGCGCGCACGCTCTGCGACGCGTGGGTGACTGCGCGGCGGCGTCACGACCAGGAGGTGCTGAAGAAGCGTCGGGAGCTGCGGGCCAACCACCGCATGCTCGAGGCCGACATCCGCGCGGCCGAGACCGAGGCGAACGCCGCGATCGACGCCGGCAAGGGCACCCTCAAGAAGTGCGAGAAGGAGCGGGAGAAGCTGCTCAAGGACCTCGAGCACCCGCAGATCGACTTCAACTTCGTGTCGGAGCTCGAGCGCCAGAAGGTCGAGGCTCTCCGCGGCCTCGGCCCGAAGGGGGGCAAGGGCAAGGCCGCGAAGCAGACCGACATCACCGAGCACATTGCCGGCGGCGCCGCGAATGACCCGACGTCGCGGGCCCGCGGTAGTGCTCAGCGCGCCGCGAAGCAGGACCAGCCGGCCGCGCCCACCACGGAGGCGCCGACGCCCTGATGGACACCGTGATCGCCAGCTACCGCGTCATGGTGCGCGGCCAGGTCCCGCGGAAGAACCGGCGGCACATCATCGCGCTCCGGCCTCACCCGCGCCTGGTCAACAGCCCGGAGTTCAACGACTTCACGGAGCGCCTCGACGCGGCCTGGCGGACGGCCGGGCACCCGGTGATCCGCAGCGGCCGGTGGCGCCTGCTCGTCGAGAGCCGCTGGTCGCGGGTGCGCCACCTGGACGTCGACGTTGCCGACGGTGACGTCGACGCCCCGCTGAGCGCCGTGCTCGACGCCATGCAGGAGTCGAAGCTGCTCGACAACGACGCCAGGGTCGTCGAGCTCGGCGCCGTCAAGGACGGCGGATACGGAGACGAACAATGCGTCGTGCTGACGCTGGAGGTGTGCGATGCCTAGCGCGATTGAGTGGACAGATGAGACGTGGAATCCGGTCGTGGGCTGCAGCCGCGTCAGCCCCGGCTGCGAGAACTGCTACGCGGAAACGATGGCGGCGCGTCAGGTCCTGATGTCTCAGGGCCTCGGCCGCGAGTCGGTCTACCTGCCCGTCGTCGACGCGGAGCGACGCCGCTGGACCCGCGAGGTCGCGGTGCTGACCGAACGCCTCGCCGACCCGCTGGCATACAAGCCGGGCACGCGGGTGTTCGTCGTGTCGATGGGCGACCCGTTCCACGACGGCGTCCCCTTCGAATTCCTGCTGAAAATGTGGGTCGTGATGGGGGCGCGCCGCGACGTCACCTTCCAGGTGCTGACCAAACGGCCGGCGCGGATGCTCGAGTTCCTGCAGTGGCTCCGGAACAGGGCCAACCACGACGCGGCCCGAGGCGGGGGCGTCTACTTGGTCGGCGACAAAGAGCTGCCGGGTCCAGCGTACTGGCCAGACGCGCTCCCCAACGTCTGGCTCGGCGTCAGCGTCGAGGACCAGCGCTGCGCCGACGAGCGGATCCCGTTGCTGCTCAAGGCGCCGGCTCCGGTGCATTTCTTGAGCTGCGAGCCGCTGCTCGGACCACTCGACCTCAGCGAGTGGATTGAGCGCATCGACTTCTGCGGGAGCTGCGAGGCAGAGAACGATCCGCAGGAAGACGACGAGTGCCCGGCCTGCGGTGCGACATCCTCCCTGATCTCGACGTGGGGTGCGGAGCAGGCAGAGCGCTACCGGACCCGCGAGCGCTACACCACGCCAGCGGGCGACAGCGATGTCGACGGCGTGACGCCGCAGATCGGATGGATCATCGTCGGCGGCGAGAGCGGGCCAGGTGCCCGACCGATGCGCGCGGACTGGGTGAGGTCGCTACGCGATCAGTGCGAGCAGGCGGGCCCGAAGTTCTTCTTCAAACAGTGGGGCGGGGTCAACAAGAAGACGGCCGGCCGCGTCCTCGATGGCCGCACGCACGACGCGATGCCGGAGGTGCGCAATGCAACGTGACTCGCTCGTCCGGCGGATCGAGTTCCGCTATCTCGACCTGCCCGAGAAGCTCCCGCGGGCGCGGCGGATGTCGTTCTTCTTGACGCGCCGCCAGGTCGCCGCCCGCGAGAAGGACGTCACCCGCCGCGACGCCGCGACCTGGTCGACACTCAAGCCCGGCGACCAGATCATCGCCATCGAGAAGGGCCAGGGCCTGAAGGCTGGCGAGGGGCACCGCGTGCTCGCGCTGATCGAGGTCGTCGACGTCCGCCGCGAGAAGCTCTGCGACATCACTGCCGAGGACTGCGCGCGCGAGGGCTTCCCCGAGTACTCGCCGGCCGAGTTCGTCGAGTTCTACTTGCGAGAGAGCAAGGGCGGCCGACGCCCGCGCGGAGGTGCCGATGCCCGCGCGTAGGACCACCTTCCCCTGCGGCCACACCGGCAAGGGCCAGAGCTGCGCCCGCTGCAGGCAGGTGAAGCAGCAAGCCGAGAAGCGAGCGGCCGACCGTGCGCGCGTCCTCGACGACCGCCGCACCGACAAGGCCGAGTGGGAGCAGACCTTCGCCAGCGACGTGATCGACCTGCGCCCGCTGCAGACCCGCGAGCGGGTGACCAAGGCGCGCGAGCTGCTGCAGCGGCTCGCCGCCGGCGAGCCCTACACCGCCCTCGGTGGCAAGCGCTGGGAGAGCGACCGCTCCATCGTCGCCGTTCCGATCGGCTGGGGGTACCGGCTCGTCCTCCGTTACTTCGACGACGAGCTGCGCGCCGTCGCGTGCATGACGCACGAGGCGTACAACGGCCTCAAGCCGGGCGCCTTCCGCGAGGAGGTGCGCCGTGGTCGCTGAAGTCCTCGAGCTCTTCGGGCGCGAGCTGTGGTCGCCCTTCAAGTCGAGCCTGCGGCACGACCACTGGAACACGACCCGCTGGCTGCTCGACATCATCCTGCGCTTCTGGCCCGAGGGGATCGACGTCGATCCCTGCAGCAACGACAACAGCGTCGTCCCCGCCCGCGTCCGCTACGACGGCAGCGCCCCCCAGCTGGACGGCCTGAAGCAGAGCTGGCGCGGCGAGACCCCTCCGGGGCGTGACGCGAGGTCCTTCGCGAACCCGCCGTATAGCGACGTCAAGCCCTGGTACGTGAAGGCCGCCACGGAGGCGCTCGGCCGCGACGAGCAGCGGTGCGAGGTGCTGCTGCTGGTCAACGTCACGACCTCGACCGAGGCGTTCAACAAATACCGCCCGCGCATGCCGGCGACGTCGTTCGACGACGAGCTCGAGCTGTGCCGGCGCGGAGCTGCCGCGCTGCCGCGGTCGTCGGCGGTCGGGTTCTTCAACTCGCGGATCTCGTTCCTGGACGCGGGCGTGCCGGTCAAGGGCAACGCCTACGAGCAGATGATCCTGTACTGGGGTCGACGCGTCGCCGAGTTCCGCCATCACTTCGAGGAGGTGGCCTGGTGTCCGTAGCACGACGAGTCCGGCCGGAGCCGGCACGCGACCTGTTTGATCCGCCGATCACGTGGACGCCGCCCAAGGAGTTCGCCGACCTCTTGGCCGAGCGCGCGAAGGTGAAGACCGCACCGCTCGAGGTGGTCCCACCTCCGGTCGTGCCCGCGTGGGCGGCGGAGGCTGCCACCCCGCAACCACCACCGGCCCGTCCTCGAGACTTCGCCGCAGACGAGGAGCACGTGCGCTGTGCTGCCGGTCTCGTCGTGCGCCTGCGGACCTCAGCTGGCCACCTCTACCGCGCCTACGAGCGCGCCGACGTTTTCTCCTACGGCGTCCACCTCGCTGGCGACGTCGCGTGGGGACGCATCGACACCCGGCGCCCAGTCGTGACACCTGGCCCCGAGGACATGCGCGACTACCAGCGCGCGTGCGAGGCTGAGGCGGTCGCGGCGATCCTCGCGGCCTGCATCGAGACGGTCAGCCTCGGGGAGCCGCCGTCGTGTGGTGTCTTCCCGAGCCCCGGCGGCTACGTGCTGGTCATCGTCGACCCCGAGCCCCGCTACCGCGCCGCTCGCGAGAGGGGGAAGCGATGAGGCTCGCCTACTTCACCGCCGCGATCGTGCTGATCGTCGGCTTCGCCATCGGCGGCGCGATCGCCGACTTCTTCAAGAGGGAGTTTTGACATGACCGAAAAGACACACGAGCTCAAGACGTGGCCCGGCCCGTTCGAGGCTGTACGCCTGGGCGATAAGCACGTCGAGATCCGCCGCGACGATCGCGGCTTCGAGGTTGGCCACGAACTTCTGTTGAAGGAGTGGCGACCGAACGGCGAGGGGCACGCGGGACAAGCGTATGGATACACCGGCCGCGAGCTGCTCGTCCGCGTGACCCACATCGTCAACGGTGGCTTCGGTCTGCGAGCGGGGTTTGTAGCGATGTCGATCGAACGCAGCGACCTCGCCGACGAGGGCCCGCACGTCAGCACGGGCTGCCTCGGCGACGGGCCGTGCGAACTCGAGGTGGGTGCGCTCGCCGAGTTCTGCGACGGATGCGGCGCGGCGCGCGACGAGGCGTGTCTCGCGAGCTGCATGTGGAAGCGTGACGACGGAGGCGAAGGCTGATGACTGAGAAAAAGGCGTACGCCGGCACCCTCGTGTCGGTCGACAAGTCGATGGGCGAGGTCACGTCGCTGCTGCGCAGGAGGTCCGTCACCGGCCTGCAGTGGACCGAGGAGGGCCTCCGCGCGACCCTCCGGTTCCGCTGGACTTCCGCCGCGGGCGTCATGCTCTGCGCGCGCTTCGGCCTCGAGGTGACGCCGCCCCGCGCCCCGCGCGGCCGGCGGCTCACCAGCAAGCAGATCGACGACTTCCTCGAGAAGGAGCGTCGGCGGCTGTTCAGGGTGCTCGTGCACTTCCTGAAGAACCTCTTTGAGGCGGTCGACGGCGGCCTCCTGACGCTCGAGCAGGCGTTACTCCCGTACCTCGAAGATGGGGCGGGGCAGACCATCGGCGAGCTGCTCGGGCCGCGCCTGGCCCTTCTGGCCGCGCGACCGCTGGCGATGGCCCTCGGCGCAGGGGAGGTGCCTCGTGGCTGACACCATCGAAACCCTACGCCAGCGGGTATCCCAGCTCGAGGACAGCCTCCGCAAGGAGTCGCAGCGCCGCAGCGATGATACCGAGAAGCTGCGGACGCTGCTGCACCTCGCAGAGGACGAGGCGACCTCACAGCGACAGCGCGCCGAACTCGCCGAGCAGCGCATCGGCCGGGTGCGCGACGTTCTCGGCCGCGACGAGATCGCCGCCGCGCTGGACCTCACCAACGGCTGGGACATCGAGCGGAAGCGGAGGGACCGTGGCTGACGCGCTCACCCTCAACCTCCGCGCCCGCGTCGGCCTCGAGGTCGGCCTCGGCCGCATGACCGTCGCCGCCGGCGAGCAGCTGCTCGCGATCGACGAGACGATCACCCTACATCGACCCCGCCAGCTCGATGGCGAGGAGCCTGACCAGGCGCAGCACTGGGTCGCCGAGGGCTTCGACGACGGCGGCGTCGTCGCGTGGCTCGAGGCGGGCGTCCCGTGGGCGATGCACGCCCGGCAGCTCCGCGACGCGGGCGTTGCCCCGCGGGAGGTCGCCGGTCAGTTCGAGGTCGACGTGACCCTCGGCCTCGCGTTCGCCCGCGGCGAGCTGTCGCTCGAGCAGCTCCTCGCCCATGCCCGCGGCGACATCACCCCAGAGCAGGTCGAGGCCTTCGAGCTGCGCATGGAGGTGGCCCATGGCTGAGTGCGTCCGTATCGGCCCCGCCGTGGGCCAGGTCTGGGAGGGCCGCCAGGCCCGGCGCGACGGCTCCCGCGAGCGCGTGCGGATCGTCGAGGTCAACGGCCGGAGGGCGATCATCGAGAGCGAGAACCCCCGGCCGCCGCTCCGGGCCCGGCGAGAGGTCGCCCTCCTGATCAACGAGCTCACCCGCACGGCCTCGCTCGGGAACATGCGGCTCGTCGAGATCGACGGGCGGAGCGTGAGCTGGCCGCCAGGCGGAGGGATGGTGGTCCATGGCTGACGGTCTTCTCGCCGCCGGCACCTCGGTCGACCAGGCCAAGGCGCTACGCACCATCCTCGCGCGCTTCATCAAGACGCCGACGCCCGAGCTCCAACAAATTGTGCGCGACGCGGTCGTCGAGCTCGCGGTGCAGCTCGTCGGCGCCGAGCACCTCGCCGACAAGATCATCGAGTGGTGCTCGCAGGATCCCCTGCGCGAGGCGCAGCTCGACGAGTACCTGAAGAACGACGCGGCCCGCGCTGAGCCGCGCGAGCAGCTCGCCCTGCTCGGAGGTGGGGCGCCGTGACCCAGCAATACATCCCGGCGTGGATGCACCCGAGCCATCAGTCCCTCGGGCGCTCGGGGCTGCCGCTGGCGACCTGGTCGCCGTGCACCCGCTACCGCTACACCCTCCGCCGCGTCTGGCGGTCGGTCGACGAGCCGCGCGTCGTGACGTGGATCTTGCTGAACCCGTCGACCGCCGACGAGTTCATGAACGACGCGACGATCCGTCGCTGCATCGGCTTCTCGCGGGCGTGGGGCTTCGACGAGCTGATGATCGTCAACGGCTACGCGTGGCGGTCGACCGACCCGCGCGGCCTCCGGTCGCGTGAATGCCTCGCCGCCGGCGGGCCCGTCGGCGAGGGCAACGACGCGGCGATCACCGCCGCTTGCGCCCGCGCCGAGCAGGTCGTGTGCGGGTGGGGCCGGCACCTGCAGCCCGACCGCCGCGCCGCGCTCGCGCGCCTCCTCGGCGGCGTGAAGCTGACCGCCCTCGCCACCAACGACGACGGCAGCCCGTCGCACCCGCTGCGGCTGCCGGGCTCGCTGAAGCCGCACCCCTTCACCCTCACGGAGACCGCATGACCCGCCGCGCGTACGAGAAGATCAAGCTGTCGCCGTCGACCCTGGCGACGATCAAGAAGGCGAACGAGATCATCGCCGAGTACCAGGCGGACGGCTTCGACCTGACGCTGCGCCAGCTCTACTACCAGTTCGTCTCGAGGGACCTCCTCGAGAACAAGCAGACCGAGTACAAGCGCCTCGGCGACATCATCAGCAAGGGGCGGCGGTGCGGCCTGATCGACTGGGACGCGATCGTCGACCGCACCCGCCGCCTGCGGACGCTGTCGACGTGGTCGTCGCCCGGCGAGATCATCGAGACCTGCGTCGACGCGTTCCACCTCGACCTGTGGCGCCGCCAGCCCGCGCGCGTCGAGGTCTGGTTCGAGAAGGACGCCCTCGAGGGGGTGTTCGAACGGGCCTGCGAGACGCACCGCCTGCCCTACTTCTCGTGCCGCGGGTACACCAGCGACAGCGAGATCTGGGTAGCGGCGCAGCGGCTCGCCCGCCACCGCGACAAGCAGATCGTGATCTTGCACTTCGGGGACCACGACCCCAGCGGCCTCGACATGACCCGCGACATCCGCGATCGGCTGCTGCTCCTCGGCGCGCCGAAGAAGCTCGAGGTCCGCCGGATGGCGCTCAACATGGATCAGGTCGACGAGTACGAGCCGCCGCCGAACCCAGCGAAGGAGACCGACAGCAGGTTCGCGGGCTACCGCGCGGAGCACGGCGACGAGTCATGGGAGCTGGACGCCCTCGACCCGAAGACGCTGGCGAAGCTCGTCGAGGACGAGGTTGCCGCGCTGATCGAGTGGGATACCTGGGAGGCAGACCACGAGCGCGAGAATGAGGAGCGTGCGCGCCTCCGGCACGTCGCCGACAACTTCGACGAGATCGTGGAGGCGGCGACCTGATGCTGACCGTGCTCTCGCTGTTCGACTACAGCGGCGTGTGGGCCGGTGCCTTCGAGGCGTTCGGCTGCAGCGTCGTGCAAGTCGACCTGAAGCACGGGCACGACATCAACGGCTGGTCGGCGCGGACCCTGCTCGCGGAGCTGCTGCAAGCGCACCCGACGATCGACGGGGTCGTCGCGGCGCCGCCGTGCACCGCGTTCGCCCGAAGCGGAGCTCATGCCTGGCCGGAGAAGGACCGGGACGGGCGCACCGCCGCCGCGGTCGAGCTGGTGAGACAGACGCTGCGGACGATCGACTTCCTGCAGCCGAAGTTCTGGGCCGTCGAGAACCCGATCGGCCGCATCGGTCGGCTCGTGCCCGAGCTCGGCCGCGCCGCGCTGACGTTCGACCCGTACGACTACGCGGGCTGGACGACGAGCGAGAGCGACGCGCTGACCCTCGACTACCTGCGACGCCGCGGCGAGCGCCTCACGATCGACGAGGTCGCCTTGGTGCGGAGGTGCGGGGCCTACACGAAGCGAACGGTCCTGTGGGGTCGCTTCGAGACGCCGCCGCCCCACAGCGTCAAGCCGCTCCGCTGCTCGACGCAGGGCTCGTGGACACAGGGGTTCGGCGGAGATCGGGAGTCGACGAAGGCCGAGCGGAGCATCACCCCAGAGGGGTTCGCCCTCTCCTTCGCGGCCGCCCAGGTCGGCGCGTCGACCGACCAGATCCTCGAGCTGCGCGACCTGGCGGTGGCCAGGTCCGAGGCGCAGCAGGGCCAGCAGCTCACCCTCGGAGGTGTCGTGGCCGAGCGGAGGCTGGCCGGCGTGCTGCCGGTCGTGCCCGCGCCGGCCCCCGCCTCCGTCAGCAAGGCGACCGCCCTGCGCTCGTTCGCCGGAGCGGTCGTCAGCGCGGCCGCTTCTCACTGGTGCGGCGTCGCGGCGAGCCTCAAGCAGGTCGCGCAGGACCTCGTCCGTGCGGAGGCGCGGCCGGTACGCGAATGCGCGAGCGCCCTCGTCGAGTTCACCACCAAGGTGCTCGAGCGGCCCTCGACGCGATGGCACCGCGAGGGCGTCCGCGACCTGGCCCTCGAGCTGGCGTCGCTGATCGAACGCGAGGAGGTTGCGCATGCGTAGCTCTGTCGTGCAGCTCACGCTGCTACCGCTCGACCCCGAAACGCGGGCGCAGCTCGAGCAGCTCGCCGCGCTGCCGGTCGAGCTGCGCACGGACGACGGGCGCTTCGCCTGGCTCTGCCCGTTCTGCGACGCCCTCGTCACCGCCGAGCCCGGCGAGGACGAGGCGAGTATCAAGAGCGACCCGGCGTGCGGGTCTTGCCGCGCGCGCTACCACGGGCTGACAATCAAGCAGGTCGCCGCGCTGGCGGCCAGCGGCACGCCGCCGACGAGCCCGCCCGCGGGGTGGCGACGGGAGGCGCATGCCTGACGACGGGCATACCTTCGACGAGGTCGCCTGGCTGCGCGCCGAGCTCGCCCGCCTGCGTCGAGTACTCGACGAGCAACGGCCGGTCGTGCACCAGCCGGACCTGCGGGCGCCGGTCCCGTACTTCGGCAGCAAGCGCCGCGCCGCCGCGCTGATGTGGGGCGCCCTTGGCGATGTGCCCAACCTCGTGATCGGGTTTGCGGGCTCGCTGTCGGAGCTGCTGGCCCGGCCGGCCCCGGGCAAGGTCGAGACCGTCAACGATCGCTCCGGCCTCGTCGCCAACTTCTGGCGCGCCGTGCAGGCCGACCCCGACGCCGTCGCGGCTGCGGCAGACCAGCCGGTGATCGAGGTCGACCTCCATGCCTGGCACGCGCGACTGACCGCCGAAGCGGCTGGGCTGCGCGAGCGACTCGAGGCCAACCCCGAGTACTTCGACGCCGCGCTTGCTGGGCGCTGGGCGTGGGGCGCGTCGGCGTGGCTCGGCGGCGGCTGGTGTGACGGGAAGCTGTGGAAGAAGAGGCCGGAGATCTCGGGCAGCAGCGGCCGGCCCCGCACCGGGCACGGCGTGCACAGCCTCGAGGGCCGAGCTCCCCAGCTCCACCGCTCCCGCCCGCACCTCGGCGGTGGCAATCACGGCAGCGCGTGCGCCGGCATGGGCGTGCACCGGGCGCAGCTCCCCCACCTATCCGGTGGCGGCGAGGCCGGCGTCGGATACGGGCGCGGCGTCCGGCGCGCGGGCCTCGTCGCGTGGATGCGTGCCCTCGCTGATCGCCTCCGGTTCGTCCGCATCGTCTGCGGGGACTTCGAGCGCGTGTTGTCGCCGGCGGTGACGACGGCGCACGGGCTGACCGGTGTGATCCTCGACCCGCCGTACACCCCCGACGAGCGCTGCAAGCGGCTCTACGAGGTCGAGGACGCGAAGGACCTGCCCGAGGAGATGCTGGTCGCTCGGCGAGCGGCAAGGTGGGCACGCGAGCACGGCGACCACCCGCTGCTGCGCATCGTCCTCTGCGGCCTCGAGGGCGAGCACGACATGCCATCGACCTGGCGGTGCATCCCATGGCGGGGGCACGGCGGGTACGGTCTCCAGGCCCATGGTCGCGGGCGAGCGAACCGCGAGCGCGAGCGGCTGTGGCTCTCGCCGAACTGCCTCCGCGACGAAGCGCCGCGGCAGCTTGATCTGGTTGGAGGGACAGGCGCATGACGTCCACGCCAGAACGCTGCTGGTACTGCCGCGCGGCGGCGGCGGAGATGTGGTGCGACTACCGCATCGGTGCCGTCATGGTGGACCCCGAGGGGGCACCGCAGCTCGAGCTCGGGCAGGACCCGCCGCCCAAGGTCGAGGTCGTCGAGACCTGCGACGTCGCAGCGCGGCGCTTCGGCTGGCGCCAGGTCTCCGGCATGATCGTCTGCGTGCGGGGCCGCCGGGGCCGCGGCTGTCACGCGCACAGCGTTGACCACTGCCACCTGCACGCCGCTGCCGAGAACCGCGGCAGCTCCGAGTGGGTCGGCGTCGCCGGCGTCGAGCTTCTCCGCCGCGAGGCGCGGTCGGCCTGCATCGTCCTGTTCGGAGGGACAGGTTCATGATCGACCGGGAGCACGCGATCACGCTGCTCGTGCAGCGCATGCTCGAGGCGGACCCGAGGCCGGCGCCGGCGGTGTGGCTCGGCGCGCTCGAGCCGTGGTGGGCGTGGGAGGGGCGCGCGGCGGGGCGGCTCATCCTCAGCGCGCGCCGGATCCTCCGGCGGCGCAGCGGCGGGCGCGGGCGGCTGCGCCGCGCCGTCGTCCCGCTGTTCATCGACTCGGGCGCCTTCAGCGAGGTGTCGACGCACGGCGGGTGGACCTGGCCCGCGCACGACTTCGCGGCGTTCGTCGAGGCCTCGGCGCGCGAGCTCGGCACCGTCGAGCACGCGGGGATCCAGGACTGGATGTGCGAGCCGTGGATCGTCGAGAAGACCGGGCTGACGGTCGAGGAGCACCAGCGCCGCACGATCGCCAGCTTCCTCGAGCTGCGGCGCCTCGCGCCGGCGGTGCCGTGGGTGTTCACGCTGCAGGGCTATACGGCGCGCGACTACCTGCGCTGCGCGCAGATGGGTGAGGACGAGGGGATCCGTCTCGAGGACGAGGCGCTCGTCGGCCTCGGCTCGGTCTGTCGCCGCAGCCGCACGCCTGAGATCGAGGCGACGGTCGCCGAGGTCAAGGCGGGCCTGCCGTCGCGCGTCCGCCTGCACGGATACGGGGTCAAGAGCGAGGGCGCCATGCTCGCGTGCTGGGGGCTCGCCAGCGTCGACTCGATGGCGTGGAGCCGGCGGGCGCGCGGGCTCGAGTCGAACCTCCGCGCCGCCCTCGGCCTCCCCGTCGACGCGCCCTCCGACCAGGTCCTCGCCGCGACCGACGAGCAGCTCGCCGTCGTCGACCTCGACCTGGTCGACTTCCTTGCGTGGAAGCGCGAGCGGTGCCCGCGGACCGCCGCGGCGTCGCTCGACTTCGCCGAGGGCTGGCGGGCGCACCAGCTGCTCGGCCTCGCCGGGCGCCTCGTCGACGCGCTGTTCGCCGAGCCCGGCGCGCCCGCGGCCGCCCGCGCCGAACAGCTCCTCCTCGGGCTCGCGGCCGCCCCGCCGCCTACCCGCCCCGCTGTGCCGCGCGCCCGCCTGACCGCGGCGCCCGGGGCCCGCCCCGCGCCCGGCCAGCCAGGTGCGCCCACAGGGCCCGTGCAGGGCCTGCTGCTTGGAGGTCCGACGCCATGATGCCGCGCCCCCTGTTCCGTCTGCCCGTCCCCGACGGCACGCGCCTGACCCTGGCGGTCCTGTACGACGACGTCGACGACGACCCGGTCGTCCGAGCGACGCTCGTGCAGGCCTGGGAGCAGCAGCAGCGTGGGGCTCCGCCGCCGTTCTGCTATCGGTTCGCGGGCGACAAGTGCAAGTCGCTGATGGCCGTGGTCGGTCGCGGGCACACGTCGGTCACCGACGACCTCGCCGCGCTGACGAAGCTTGGCGTGATCCGCCGGGCGAAGCGCGACAGTCGATGGGGCTGGGAGCTGCTCGGCACGCGGGCCGAGCCACCCGCCGGGTCCGCCCCGCCGGATCGCCGGGTCCGCCCAGCCGGACCCTCGGGTCCGGATCTACAGACCCGCGGGTCCGCCCAGCCGGACCCTTCGCCCCCCAGCGGGGTCCGCCCAGCCGGACCCTCGGGTCCGCCCAGCCGGACCCTCGGGTCCGCCCAGCCGGACCCTACGCGTGCGCGCGCGGAGTTACACCAGGACCAACAACCAGAGGCGAGGCGGGGCGGGGCGGCCAACGATCGTCCGGCTCTGGGAGCGGCGACTGCGTCGGCCGTCGCGACATCAAGCCGCCCTTCGCCGGCGGCGCCGGCCTGGCGCGCGCCACCAGCGAGAGAGCCAGAGCCGCCTCGCCCCGCCCCGCCGCAAGGACCAGCTCGGGCCCTGCTGCTCGCACTCGCGAGAGATCTCGACGCGATGTTCCTCCCGCACGACGCGAACGGGGTCGTGCTCGAGAGCCGTCGCATCTGCCGCAACGGCACGACGACCGACGCCGAGACGCTGCGGCGCCTCGCGGAGCTGCTGACGCCGCCCGAGGACGTCGACGCGGTGAGCTGGCTCGAGCGCCAGGTCGCGACGGTCCGGGCCTACGTGCGCGACTACGCCAGGATCTGCGAGACCAACCCTGAGCAGGCGCGCGAGTGGGGCGGGTACATGCTCGAGACCCGCTTGATCAAGAGCACGCGCAGCGCGTGGGAGGTGCTGACCAACATCGTCGACCGCTGGCGCGAGGCGCAGGCCGAGGCCGACGTCGCCGCCCGCCAGGCAGCCGCCGAGGCCCGCACCGCCGAGGCCCGCGCCGTCGCCGAGCGCCTCGACGACCTCGCCGGCCTCGCCCGAAACGGCGAGCCGGCCTTCGCCCGCGACCTCCGGGCTGCGGGCCAGGCCGCGCCCCTGCGGCGCGATCACATCGCCGACCACGCCGCCGCCCGCCGCGTCGTTGAGGCCGCGCACGCCGAGGGCCGCGCACCGACCCTCGCCGAGATCAACACCGCCGTCGCCGCCGTGCCCGCGCTCGACGAGCCATTGGACAAGAACGCGAAAATTTTAGACACGCCGCGATCGACGTCCGGCGTGACGCCGCTGCCGCCGATGCCACCGATGCAGCACGTCGTCGAGCCGCCGCCGCGCGAGCTGACCGAGGACGAGGAGGCGGAGATCCGGGAGCGCGGCCGCCGACGCGAGGGCCAGGTCGCCTTCACCAACGAGCAGCTGCTCAGCCGGCGCATCAACACGATCGTCCGCGAGTTCACCGAGCGCGCCGGCAGACCGCCGACGCCCGAAGAGTCCGAAGAGATCAGCCGCCTCGTCCGAGGCAGCCAGGGAGCTACAGGAACATGACCGAAAGACCAGATACATCGTGGGGCTACGCGAAGTTCGTCGCCGCCATCGCACTCATCGCACTCGAGCTCTGGGGCTGCCCGCAGCCCCACGCATCGCGCGAGCAGCTCGAGGCCGAGGGCTACACCGAGATCCGCGTCAACAGCGAGGGCTGGCGCGGGCATCGGTGCTTGAGCTGGCACGCGACCGGGTTCACCGCCAAGTCGCCCATCGGCCAGCGCGTCGACGGGGCGGTGTGCTGCGGGATGGTCAGCGCGTGCACTGTGAAGATTTCGACGGTGCACAAGGAGGGCCGGTAACATGTCTGAAGGGACAGTCGAACGCCTCGACTTCAGCAAGCCGGCACCGGGCACCGAGATCTCCAAGCCGCCCGCGCACCGCCGCTCGGCTGCGCCGGGTCCGGCGACGATCGCGGCCACGTGGGCGCACCGCAAGGAGCGTCACGACCCGCCGGGACTGCGGACCCGGCCGTGGGGGTTCGGGGGCTGGGTCTTCTGCTGCGGCCTGATCGTTGATCCGCAGCCGGGCCCACGCACGGTGATGCTGAACGACGACGGCCAGCCGTACGCGAGCGAGGCCGCGGCCCGCGCCGCCGCCTGGGGCTGGTACGAGCGCCGCCTCGCTCTGCTAACGCAGCTCGAGGTCGCCGAGGCCGTCATGCGCACGTTCATCGCCGACGACTTCTGGCCCGTTATCCTGACCTGGTCCGACGACCAGGTCGCCGAGGTCGAGCGCTGGCTCGTCAACCCCACCGCCGAGATGCCGGAGGTGCTCGATGTCTGAGCCGCTCCGAATCCCCATTGTCGTCGTCACCGGCAGCCGCGATTTCCACGACGCCGAGCGCATCGAGGCCGACCTGCGCGCCCTGCAGCCCCTCGGCCTGCGCCGAGTCGTCCAGGGCGGCAACGGGGTCAAGTGTGGTCGCTGCAACGGCGCCAGCGGCGAGTGCTTCTGCTGCAAGGGCTCCGGCCTGCCGACCGGGCACTGCGAGATCTGCACGCCGCTCGACCGCCGGACGCCCTCTGCGGACGCGCTCGCCTGGCAGGTGGCGCAACGCCTCGGCCTCGAGACAGGCACCTACCGCGTTGACGAGCGCCTCGACGGGCGCTGGCCGGTGTGCGGACCACGGCGCAACCGTCGGATGCTGCGCGCCGAGAGGCCCGCGCTGGTGCTCGCGTACCCGACGCCGAGCAGCAAGGGCACGTGGAGCTGCATCGAGGAGGCGCGGCGCCTCGACATCCCGGTTCTCGTCTGGATTCACTGGGCGACCAACAGCGACGCCAGCCGCATCGTGACCCACGCCCTGCAGGCGCGGGGCGTGCGTCAGTCGATCGTCCGGCCCGTGAACTGCGGCTCGCGCGTGCTACGGGGGAAGTTTGACCACGACGAACACCGCGTGCTCGTGGGCCTCCCCGCCCTCGCCGCCGCGCTGCCGGAGGTGCTGCATGGCTGAGCACGACCCGCCCCGCGACATGTCCGAGGGCGAGAAGATGATCTGGGCCGCGAGCTTCGCCGCGTCGAACGCTGCCGGCTGCAACCTGCCCACGGCGGTCCGCCTGGCGACCCGTGCCGTCGGACGGTTGCGTGAGGCCGACATCACCAACATGCCACCCGCCGAGCAGCTCGCCGTCCGCGAGATGCGGCACCACGGCGTGCCCGACCAAGGAGACAGGACATGACCAAAGAGACAGCCGTTATTCATCACATCATTAGGATGAACCTGACGACGCTGGTGCGGCTTTTGGCCCTGACGAGTCACGGTGTTGGTGCCGCTTGTCGCCACGACGAGGTGAAGTCAGCGCGTGCTCGCGACGAAACTGAAGTGCTGCTGAGGCGACTGGGGCTGGAGCCGAGCATGGTCGTCGAAGCGGTACACGACGAGTGCGAACGTCTTCTTGGTGTGCAGCAGGACCAAGCAGCTAACTTGTCTGGGGGTCGCGATGCAGGTGCCTGACGCACTGCTCGCAGACAAGAGCCTCACCACCACCGCGAAGACGGTGCTGCAGGCGATGTGGTCGCGGGCCGAGGGCTCGCCGCCGTGGACCGGCGCACGCAACGACGAGATCGCCGATGGCGCCGGCCTGTCGGTCTCGCAGATGAAGCGCGCGCGCCGGCAACTCCTCAGCCGCGGCGCCATCCGTCGCGAGGTCCGCCCGCTCGCTGGTCGGAGCATCAACGGGTGGGGTCTCGCCCGGACACTCGCGCCGCTACAGGGTACGCGGATGGCCCCCGCTACGGCCATCCGCGTACCCGAGGGTGTAGTGAAACGAGAGAAGACACACAGGTCTGAGGCTGATCGCATCGCAGCCGACCTGGCACAGATCGCCAGGCACGCACGCGCCGGCGACTCGGCTGAGGTCATCCTGGAGCGGCTGCGGAAGGCGAAGGCGCCGTGCAGCGATCCAGCGATCGCCGAGGTCGACGGGACCGTCGAACACGCGCGTGACGGCGTCGTGGTGGTGGTGCCGAAGAACGGCGAGCCCCGGACCTACAAGGTCTCGAAGGGGCGGCAGCTCCGGGTCGCGGAGGGTGACCGCGTCCGGGCTGGCGAGCAGCTGGTCGTCGGCGAGTGGCACCGGGTCAAGGTGTTCCGACGGGTCGACCGCATGGCGGAGACCATGAAGCTGCAGGGCAAGGGTCTTCCTGCGGGCGATATCGTCGCGAGGTGGAAGAAGACGCGGGAGGGCTGAGGCGGCACCACGCCCACGGCCCCCAGGATAACGAGGATGGTCGACAACGACGCCCCGCCCGCCGTGCCCGCAGCTTCCGCAGAGCCGCCGTTTGCCGCCTATAGGGGAGCGGAGGCAAACGACGACGCGGCACTCGCCCACATCCACCCGGGCCTGCGCCACCTCGCCGTCCCGGTCGACCAGGTGCTGCTCGATCCCGCGAACGTGAACAAGCACCCGCCCGAGCAGCTCGAGGTCCTCAAGGGGATGCTCCGGACATTCGGGCAGCGGGCGCCCCTCATCACCCGGGAGTCGACCGGCGTGCTCGAGGCCGGCGAGGGCCGGCTGCTCGCCGGGCGCGCTCTGGGCTGGCGGTACATGGCCGTCCTCCCCTGCGCCGACGACCTCCTCGCCGCCCGCATGTTCGCCCTCGGCGACAACCGCAGCGCCGAGCTGGCCTACCGCGACGAGGAGGAGCTCGCCGCGCAGCTGCTCGCGCTCCACGACCAGGGCGTCGACGTGGCGATCATCGGCTGGGACGGCGACGACCTCGGCGCGCTGCTGGACGAGCGCGACGGCGCGGCGGAGCTGCCGGAGCCCGACGCCGTGGAGCCGCCCGAGACGCCCTGGACGCAGCCGGGCGACCTGTTCGAGCTCGGCCCGCACCGGCTGGTCTGCGGGGACAGCACGGACCCGGCGGTCGTCGAGCGGGTCATGCAGGGCGAGAAGGCCGCGCTCGTCGTCACCGACCCGCCGTACGGGGTCGCCTATGCCGGCTCGCCAGTCTGTGAGCGCGATGAGATCGCAAACGACAACCTGGGCAACGAGGGCACGAGGCTGCTTGTTCAGCGTGCTGTCGCGGCCTGGCCGCTTCGTCCGGGTGGGGTCTGGTACGTCTGCTCGGCGAGCGGCGACATGGAGACCTCGTTCCGTCGCGGCATCGACGACGCCGGCGAGCGGCTGCGGCAACAGATCGTGTGGGTAAAGAACCGGTTTGTGTTTGGCAGGTCGGATTATCACTACCAGCACGAGACGATTCTTTACGGCTGGCGCGACGGAGCACCGCACTTTTGGTGCGGCAGCAGGACGGAGACGTCGGTCTGGGAGATCGCCAAGCCGTCGAAGTCAGCCGACCACCCGACGATGAAGCCGCTCGAGCTGCTCGCGCGGGCGATCGGCAACAGCAGCGTCCGCGGCGACATCGTGTTCGACGGGTTCGGCGGCAGCGGGCAGACACTCTTCGCCGCGAACGGCCTCGGCCGGCGCGCGCGGCTCGTCGAGCTGTCGCCCGGCTTCTGCGACGTCATCGCCCGCCGGGCCCGCGAGCTCGGCCTCGAGGTCATCGTCGACCGCCCCGGCGTCGGCCGCATCCCGTGGGGTGAGGCGCTCGCTGCATGACGCCGGGGTCGCCCCCGTCGCCGCCGGCGCGACCGGCCGTCCCCACGGGGCCCGAGGCGAAGAAGCTGACGGGTGCCGCGCTCGGCAAGTTTTACACGCCGGGCCTCCAGGACGAGTTGGTGACGCGCGTGCGGAGCGGCAGCACCCGCGGCGAGGCGGCGAAGCGTTCGAAGATCGCCCCGCGCAGCTTCGGCTACTGGATGGCGAAGGGCCGGGCCAACCTCGCCGAGGTCGCCGAGACCGAGGAGAAGGAGCCCGGCTCCGGGGACAGGTTGCTCGACGACTTCGGCATGTTCGTCCTCGAGGTTGAGGCCGCGGAGGCGCAGTACGAGAAGTCGCTGGCGAGCGTCGTCGAGAAGAAGGCGGCGTCGGGGGACAAGGACGCGTGGAAGGCCGCGGGCTGGCTGCTCGAGCGGCGCTTCCGGCAGCGGTGGGGGCGGTCCGGCGGGGTCGGCGGGGGCCGTGACGAGCTCGACGGCGACGACAGCAGCGAGCACAGCGAGCCCGCCACCGTCGCGCAGGGAATGACGCCCGAGCTGAGGATGCACGTTGAGGCCGAGGTCCTCGGCGTGCCGAGGAGGCAGAGCTGATGGGGTTGTTCCTGCCGTATCAAGTGCGGTGGTACGCCGACAAGGCGCGGCTGAGGGTCGGCGAGAAGGCCCGCCGCGTGGGCCTCACGTGGGGCGAGGGAGCGCGCCAGGTGATGACGGCCGCGTCGGCACGCAGTGCCGGCGGGTCCGACTGCTACTACGTGTCGACATCGTTCTTGCTCGGCCGCGCGTACATCAGCATGTGCGCCGACTGGGCGCGCGCGTTGAACCTCGCGTCGACGCACTACGGGACCCGCGTCCTCCGCGAGGGGAACCGCGACATCCTCTCGCACGAGATCCGCTTCGCCAGCGGGCACAGCGTCTTCGCGGTCACGTCGAACCCCGCGGCATTCCGCGGCCGCGGCGGCAGCGTGTGCATCGACGAGGCGGCGCATCACCCCAACCTGCCGGAGTTGCTGAAGGCGGCGGCCGCGGTCGGCGACTGGGGGGGCGACCTCAGCGTCATCTCGACGCACAACGGCGCCGGCAACCCGTTCAACGAGCTGGTCGAGGACGTGCGGGCCAAGAAGCGCGCCGGCTCCCTGCACCGCGTGACCCTCCGGGACGCCCTCGCTGAGGGCCTGTTCCGCCGGCAGTGCGAGCAGCGCGGCGAGCCCTGGTCCGAGGAGCTCGAGGCGATCTGGCTGGCGGAGAAGCTCGCAACCTGGGGGTCGGACGAGGAGTACGAGGTGCTCCCCGCCGGCGGCGGCGGCATCTACCTGCGGCGCGACCTGGTCGAGGCCTGCATGGAGATGGTCCCCAGCGTGCGCCTCGAGCTGCCGCACGACCACCACCTCCGGCTCAACAAGGCGGAGCGCGACAGCTACATCGAGCGCTGGATCGAGGACAACGTCCGGCCCCACCTCAGGCGGCTGTCCGGCGATCGGCTGACCACGGTCGGCGTCGACTTCGCCCGCAGCGCCGGCGGCGACCTGTCGGTGATCGCGCTGCTCACCGAGCAGGAGACCCTCGTGAAGCGGTGCCCCTTCTGGATCGAGATGCGCGGCGTCCCGTACGACGAACAGTGGGAGATCCTGAAGGCCGTCACCGACGGCATCCCGCGCTTCGGCGGGGGCGTCGTCGACAGTGGCGGCAACGGCGGGTGGCTCGGCGAGAAAGCCGTCACCACCTACGGCGAGGAGCTGTACACCGCGCTGCAGCTCAAGGAGAGCTGGTACGCCGAGTTCCTGCCGAGGTTCAGGCGCTCGTTCGAGGAGCACCAGATCCTGGTCCCACGCGACGACGGCGTGCGCGACGACCTGATGCTCTTCCGGGTCAACAAGCACGGCGTCCCGCACCTGCCGGACCAGCACACCCGCGACAAGCAGACGAAGAAGCCCCGCCACGGCGACGCGGCGATCGCCCTGCTGCTCGCGCACAGCCGCCACGCCGAGGCGCCGCCGGACCTGATCGACTTCCGCCAGCGGGACGAGCGGCGCGGGCGCGGCCGGGGGCGGGGCGGCGGTCGCTTCGGGCTGTGACTCGTGGTAGAGCGAACCCATGACGTTCGTGCAGGCTCGGAGCCGGCTGTGCCATCCGGATCGCGTCAGCCTCCGCTACTACGAGCAGCCGTCCCGCGACCTCATCGTACGGCGGCACCGAGCGGTCGGCGACAACAGGTACGCTGACGCGATCGAGGCCCTGGGCAACGAGCGCGATGCGGCCAGCGCACGCGACGTGCTCTCAGCAGCCGCTGAGCCGTAGACGCCGGCCGCTACGGCGGCTGGCCGCATCCTCGTGTCGTGCCCGCCGACTACAGCCTCGAGTCCTCGTTGTTCCGCGTGAAGACGAAGGTCGACGGCGTCTGGGAGAACGACCCCGACGTCATCGACCCGACCGTTGAGCTGCCCGTCACGCTCACCTCCAACGACCCGGCCACGCGCCTCGCGTGGCGAATGGAGTACCGCTCCGGCTCGAAGGTCAAGGTCAAGGTCACCTTCCGGCGCGACGACGGCACCGAGGTGTCTGGCAGCTTCACCGCCTACGGGTTCGTCGTGGTGCCGCTCCACCCGACCGAGGTGAAGCTCAACTCGGAGGGCGTGCGGCCGGCGATCGAGGTGAACCCGCCGACCGTGAACGGGACGTCGGCGGAGCCGATGATCCTCGACGAGCTCGGCATGAATGACGTGTTCGGGCTCCGCTTCTCCAACATCTCCGCGGGCGACGCGACCCGCATGTTCGTGCGTATCGAGGAGGTCGGCTGATGTTCCGCAATATCTCCACCGGCCCCGGTGGGCTGTCGGTTACCCAGGTGCAGAACGCCTGCGCGTCCGCCGTCGCGGACGCGAATATCGGGGGTCTGGTGAACACCGCCATCCTCGACAACATCGGTGAAATCTCCGCATCCGTCGCCAACGCTGTCCCCCAGCCGAACGCGCAGGTGCAGCGTGTCTCCGGCACCTTCTCGGGCCCTGGCACCGAGCTGCTCGTGATGTTCGGGTTCGATGGGTTCTGCTACCGGATCTACGGCATCAAGATCACCTGCAGCGTCGCCCCCTCCGACGTGACGTTCTGCGCCGGCGAGGAGGGCGACTGCTTGCCGATCGGGCCGACGCACCGCATCGCCGTGGGCTCCGAGCTCAGCGACGGCCGCACCGAGTTCGTCGGCGTCTTCGACACCACGCCGGATCTGGGGGTCGTGCTGCGCAAGACGGCCGGTGCGACCCTCATCTACGAGATCGACTTCGACTACATCGACACGACGAGCTGACGCTTCGGCGGGCGCTACGCCTGGCGCTACGCCTGGCGCTACGCCTGGCGATGGCATCCTCCTCGGGCACGCACTCACGCACTCGTGCCCAAGGAGATCCACCGTGGCCAAGCTCTTTTTTCAGGTCCCCGCCAGCAAACCCAACATGCAAACCCCGCTCACCCAGATCTGCAACTGGGTGAAAGCGACGCCGGCCGCCCCGTGGTCCGCGATCGTCATGCAGGCGACCAACAAGGCGATCGCCGTGCAGGTGACCTCGACCGAGGAGGTGAAGAACAACCTGCAGACGCTGTTGACGGCCGCGGTCAAGTACGCCGACGCCAACTGGTCGAGCATGAACCAGACGTGCATCACGGAGCTGGCGGAGGCCTTCCCGAACCCGATGGACCCGACCTGCCTGCAGTGGCTCGACGCTGAGAACGGCTGACGCCGGCGGCCGCTACGCAGGGGCCGGGCATGCTGACCGCGTGCCTGGCCCTCAACTCGTCGACTGGCGCGGCCAGCCTGTCTCGACCGCCGACCTTGCGCAGCCACCACAGCTCCGCCGCTCCAGCCGCTCCCGGCCGGCCTTCAACCCTGACCCCGACAGCCTGACGTCGGTCTTCAAGAAGGCCGACGACGGCGACCCCCGCGAGCTGCAGCAGCTGCTCGCCGACCTCGAGCTCCGCGACGGGCACTTCGGCGGCGTGCTCGAGACCAGGCGCCGCGCGGTGACCCGGCTGAAGTGGCTGTCGACCCCGCGCAGCAAGGACAAGGCCGACGTGAACATCGCGGCCGACGTCCAGCAGCGCCTGCTCAACGCCCCCTGGTACCGACCGATGACGCGGTCGCTGCTCGACGGCGTCGTCAAGGCCTGGTCGGTCTGCTCGCTCGGATGGACCCTCGGTGACGTCTGGGTCCCGTCGACGGTGCGGTGGATCGACCAGCAGATGACGGGGGTGATGCCCGACGACGACCAACAGGTCGCGTGGCGCAACCCCGCGGACGAGACCAAGCTGCAGCCGATCGCCCCGTACACGGCCGTCGTGCACGTCGCGTCGGATCCGTCCGGCCCCGTCTACCGCCGCGGCATCGGCCGCGCCCTGGCCGTCCTGTACTCGCTGAAGCGCCTGGGGCTGACGGCGTGGGCGGGCTTCGTGGAGCTCTTCGGCATCGCCCGCCCCGTCGTCACCATGCCGCCTGGCACGAAGGTCGGCGACCTCGACGAGCTGGAGGCGCGCATCCAGGAGTGGATGCACGCGGGGTACCTCATCAAGCCACACGGCATGACGCTCGAGTTCCCCGAGCCGGCGAGCGGCCAGAAGTCGACCGGCGACCCCATCCACGCCCTGCTCGCGCGCTACTGCGACGAGCAGGCCAGCAAGCGGATCATCGGTCAGACGATGACCTCCGACAGCGGGAGCTCGCGCTCGCAGGCGGAGGTGCATGAGCGGGTGGCCGAGTGGATCATCGAGGCCGACGCCGCCGACCTCGCCGAGACGATCAGCCGCGACCTGGTCGAGCCCTACGTGCGGCTGAACTACGGCGTCGACGTCCCGGTGCCGACGATCGGCGCGCTCATCGAGTCGGGCGAGCGCCGCGAGTTCCAACTCCGCGCCCTCGCCGAGCTGGTCCCGCTCGGTCTGAAGGTCGAGCAGGCGGTCGCCCGCGAGCTCGGCGGCTTCCCGGCCCCGGACGAGGGAGCCGAGCTGCTCGGCAGCCGTGGGGCCCCGCCCGTGCCACCGGCCTCGCGCCGGCGGGGAGGCGCCGCCCGCCGCCCTCCGCCCGCGCCACGGGCCGCGCTAGCGCGCGACGACGACGGCGAGGACCTGGTCGACCGCGACGCTGGCGGAGCTGCCGACGACAGCTGGCGCGACGACCTGCAGCCCTTCGTCGCCGCGGTCGAGGACGCCGCCGACGAGGCCGACAGCTACGACGACTTCCTGCGCCGGCTCGCCCGCAAGGAGGTCGACGGCGACAAGTTCGTGCGCCACCTCGCCGCCGCCGACATGGGGCTGCGTGGCGTCGGCGACGGGACCGACGAGGCGGACTGATGCGGGTTCGCGTCGAGGAGCTCATCACCGCAAGGGCGCTGCGGGGGGACTGGAGAGCGGCGCTCTTCCTCCTCGAGCTGCGATACGGCAGGAGCGAGCCGTGAAGGTCAAGGCCGCCGAGCCTGGCAAGGTCCCCGCCGCCGTCCGCCGCTACCTGCGGGAGAAGGGCCTGAAGCCGTCGTGGGACTGGGACGAGGTCTGGCAGGAGGAGCACGCGTACGCGTTCACCGTCGCGAAGGCGATGGGCAAGGACGTGCTCGCCGCGCTGCGCTCCGCCGTCGACGCCGCGATCGAGGGCGGCCTGCCCTTCGCCGAGTTCAAGAGGCACGTGCGCAACACGCTCGCCGAGCTCGGCTGGTGGGGCATCAAGAACAAGAAGAACCCGCGGACCGGCGAGGTTGAGCGCGTCGAGCTGGGGACGCCCCGCCGGCTCAAGACGATCTACGTGACCAACGCCCGGGTCGCGCGCGCGGTGGGCCAATGGCAGCGGATCCAGGCGACCAAGGATCTGCGGCCCTACCTGCTCTACGAGCTCGGGCCGAGCCAGAAGCACCGCGCCGAGCACGAGGCGTGGGCTGGCACCATCCTAAAGGTCGACGACGCCGCGTGGGGCAAGATGATGCCGCCGAACGGGTGGGGCTGTAAGTGCCGCGTCCGCCAGCTCTCGGAGGCCGAGGCCGACCGCAAGGGCGGCGCGACCGAGGCGCCGGACGTCAGCTCGATCGATCCGGAGTGGGCCTACAACCCCGGCGAGGGGCGGACGTAGACGCCGCGCTGTAGAGCGACGCGGCCCCGTTGCGTCAGCCAGCGGAGAGCGACCCGCAGGTCGGCTCTCGACGTCGTCGCGGGTGCCAGCGCAAGTAGTTGTCCGAAACGGTGTGGGCCCGCCGCCGCCAACGTGGCGAGGATCGCCGCGCGCAGCCGAGCGTCGCGGCACATTGTTTGGTGAGCCGAGGAGCAGGTCGCGCAGGGGCAGCCGTAGTTGCGGTAGCCGCTCGCGCCGTGCCTTGGAGGTGAATGGCTCTGCCGGCGCTCGCGGCTCCTCTCGGTCATCCGGATCCGGTTCGCCGCACGCTTCGCGTCGCACGCCGCACAGCCGGCGCAGCGTCGCATCGAGTGCTTCGGCTCCCGCGAGGGGGCACCACCCATCACCCGCCACATCTCGACGACCCGACCGGCGGGCAACCCCTCGGGCAAGTGCAGCTGCCGACGCATCCGACTGACCCGGCGGAACACCTTGACCTTGTGCCAGGGGCCGGTGCTCGAGGACACCCCGTGAAGACGAAGGGCCAGTCGTACGGCCGAGTCTGCAGGGCGTGCGACCGCAAGGAGCTGGGCTACGTCGTGAAGGAAGGGGTCATTCGCAGGCACGGCCCGAGTCTAGGCCCTGCACCTGTAGCGGAAAGCGACAGCATCCGCGCCGGGTCGCTACGCCCCCACACGCCACCATAACTCCCGATGCCACGCCACCTGTTCTTCTCGAAGGAGCCGAGCCTGCTGTTCGCCGAGCCCGTCGAGGGCGACACCGAGACCGCCGAGGTCACGGCATCCGACGTCAAGCTGCCGCAGTGGGTGCACATCCTCCCCAAGCCCGACAAGAACGGGCTGATCCACAGCCGGGACAACCGCATCCTCCACGTCGACGATCTCGAGAAGCTCGCCGCACGCAGCAACGCGGCGTTGAAAAAACAGAAGGGCGGCGGCCCAGTCGACGCCGACCACCGGATCTACGGGTGGCCCGGCGGCGGTGCGGCTCTCGGCTGGGCGGAGGCGTTCGAGGTCCGCCCGTCGGGGCTCTGGGCGCAGACCGACTGGCTCGACGAGGGCAAGGACCTCATCACGAAGAAGCTCTACCGCTACACCTCCTCGGTCGTGACCGGCGAGATGGAGCCGGAGATCGATGAGGAGGCGTGGTCGGTCACGTGGCACATCACCCCCGACATCGTCGAGGGCTACGCGCTCACCAACATCCCCGCCCTCACCACGCACGCCTTGTTCTCGCAGACCGTGCCGCTCGGCTTCGCGGCCCCCGGCGAGCGCGACGAGGCGCTGCAGGTGCTGCTGCGCAAGATGGGCCTTTCGGCCCACGCGACGCCCACCGACATCCGCGAGGCCTGGGCCGCGTTCTCGAAGCGGCTCGCCGCCGCGAGCGTCAGCCTCGCCGTCCCCGCCGCGCCTGCGCCCGCGGCCTCACCGACGCCCGCGCCGCCTGCCGAGGCCGACGACGACGACGGCCGTGATGATGACGACGACGTGGCCGAGGACGAGGACGGCGGCGAAGAGGGTGAGGACGGCGACGATGATGCCCACGTCGACGACGAGGCGAAGCCCGGCACCGTCGAGGCGCAGCTCGCCGCGGCGAACGCTCGCATCAGGAAGTTCGAGGAGGAGGCCGGCGCCCACTACGTCGACGAGCTCGTGCACAGCGGCAAGCTGACGCCCGCGCAGAAGCCGGCCGCGCTCGCTCAGGCCAAGACCGAGAAGGGGCTGCAGCACCTACGGGCGCTCTACGAGCACGCGCAGCCGATCATCAGCCCGAACGCTCCGTCGGCCCGCCGGACCAGCGCGTCGAGCAGCAGCTCCGCCCCGCCGGGCGTCGACCCCCTCGCCTACGAACTCGCCGGCAAAGAGCCGGCCCACGTCATCGCCGCCCGCATCAAGCAGCGGGACACGAAGGAGCACTCAGCATGACCGCCCTGGCCGCAAATCGTCCCACGGAGTTTCTCGAGATCGGGTGCCGCCGCTGGCGCACCTTCCCCGTCGCCGCCGACGTGATCATCTGGGCGGGTGGCCTGGTCGCGATCAACGCGTCCGGCAACCTCGTGCCGGTGACCGCGGCCTCGCAGAAGGTCGTCGGCATCGCCTGCACCGAGATCAACACCACCGGTCTCGCTGCAGCTGCGAAGGAGCTCGAGGTCGATCACGGCATCGTCCTGCTCGGGAACAGCGCGGCCGACGAGGCGTTGTCGAAGATCCACGTCGAGGACATCTGCTACGCCGCCGACGACCAGACCGTCAGCAAGACGGACGGCGGCGTCGCCCAGGTCACGACGGGTACCGTCGTCTACGACAACGGCTCGGCGACCGGCTTCACGATCACGGGGGTCGTGCCCACCATCACCGTCAACGCGGCGACGAGCGCGGCGGCGACGGCGACGGCGCTCGCCAACGTCGCCAACGCCCGCGGCGACTTCTCGGCGCTCTACATCGCCACCACCAACGGCGCCAACATCATCGTGTCCAAGCGGACCTCCGGCACCTTCACGATGACCAAGGTCATCTCGGGCGCCGCCGACATCACCGGCCTGGCCACGCCCACCACCACGGGCTCCGCGGCGACGCGCCCCGTCGCCGGCAAGGTCCACATCGTCAGCAGCCGCGGCGTGTACGTCCGCGTCTGCATGGGGTCTTGAGCCTCCCGTCACCGCCACCGCTTCACCCGCCACACCAGCAGCAGCAACGAGGTTTCCGCCATGGGCATCAACGTCAACGCCAAGTTCGAGGAGGCCGACCGCGTCGTCAGGGCGAACTTCGCCACCGCGCTCGCCAAGAAGGAGTACCAGCCGAAAGCCGCAGCGCTGTTCGAAGAGATCGATTCCGAGGACCTCTCCGAGGACTACAACTGGATGCTCGACACCTTCGGCTTTCGCCGGCTGAAGGAGAACCTGCCGATCAAGGTGGCGACGGAGAAGCGCGTCACCATTCAGAACGAGCCATGGGTCGACAACCTCACGGTCGATTTGCGCGTCATGAAGACGCGGCAGTCGGCGAAGTACAAACTGCAGGCGAGCATGAAGGGCCGGCAGGTCGGCCGCTTCCTCGACAACCGCGCCGGCGCCCTGCTGGCGTTGAACGGCAAGGCGTTCACCGAGAACTCGTGGGACGGCGTGCCGTTCTTCAGCGACGTGCACCCCATCTCGGGGAACACGACCCACAGCAACTACGACAACGCCGGCGGCAACAACCCGTGGTTCCTCTTCGACACCTCGGTCATCCACCCGATGATCGTGCAGTGGCTCGAGAAGCCGTACGAGGAGGCGTTCGGGCCCGAGACCGAGTGGTCGAAGAATAACCGCAAGGTGAAGTGGGACTTCCACCTCGACATGGGCATCGGCATGACGCTCTGGTGGTTCGCGTACGCGAGTCGCCAGACGCTCGACGAGGCGCACTTCGCCGCCGCCCAGACGAAGATGATGCAGGTACCGACCTACGAGCTGCTCGAGGAGCAGACGCAGTACCTCGGGGTCATGCCGAACCTGCTCGTCGTCGGCGCGTCGAACAAGCTCGCGGCCGAGAAGCTGCTCAACGCCAGCAACAAGGCGAACGGCGAGTCGAACGTGCTCTACAAGAACGTCGACCTGCTCGTGCTGCCGACGCTGCCGTGACCTGAAGGAGCGCGAGCATGGCGTACACGAGCACGGCGCAGGTCATCACCCGGTGGGGGACCAACGAGGTCACCCTGTCGGCGGACCGCGATCCTCAGGATGGCGTCCCGGACAACGACGCCATCGAGACGGCCTGCGCCGACGCCAGCTCGCTCATGGACAGCTACTTCGCCCGGGGTGGGTACGAGACCCCGGTCCCGGTGACGGATGTCGTCGCGCTGAAGGCCACCGACATCGCGATCTACCTCCTGAGCCAGGGGCCCGGCGCGCTCACCGACGAGAAGCGCCGGCGCTACGACGACGCCATCGCCTGGCTCAAGGAGATCGCCGAGGGCAAGACGGCGGAGCTGCCGGACGGGCCCGTGGAGGGCCAGGTGGCCCGGAGCGCTCGGACCGGCGGCGGCTACCCGCTCAAGTATCAGGCGGGCCAGCTGCGGGGAGGCGGGCTGCTGTGAGCGGCGACCTCGAGATCGACCTGTCCCACCTGCTGCCGATTCGTCGGCGGCTCGAGCTGCTGTCGCGCATGCGCATGGACAAGCTGCTCGAGGTCCTTGGCAGCGAGCAGGAGTCGCAGGTCCGCCGGCGCATCCACGACGAGAAGACCTCACCGGACGGCGAGAAGTGGGACGACTGGTCGGAGGGCTACACCGCCCGCCGGCCGAAGCGCGGGGGCCTACTCGAGCTGGACGGCGGCCTCATCGAGTCGATCGCGTTCGCCCTCGACGGCGACACGCTGCTGGTCGGCAGCGACCTGGTGTATGCGCGCGTACACCAGGAGGGCTGGAAGAAGAAGAACATCCCCGCCCGGCCCTACCTCGGCGTCAGCGACGACAACCTCGACGACCTCGGCGACCTGGTGATCCGGTTCATCGAGGGGGAGGCCGGGCGATGAGTCTCGACAAGATCCTCGACGACATCGCGGCGGTCCTGAAGACCAAGCTGGCCGAGCTGCAGCAGAGCGAGATGGTCGGCGGGCGCATCAACCTCGACGAGGTGATGCGGCGCAGCTTCCGCATGCCCGCGGCGTTCGTGACCCTTGACGGCACCCGAGACGCGAAGCTCGTCGCCGACAAGGTGCAGACCCGAGGGCGTTTTCTCATCGTGCTCGCGGTGCGCAGCAACGCCGAGGGTCAGCCTGTCCCGCAGGACAGGGCCCACGCCATCGTCCGCTTCCTCGGCCGCGCGATCGACGTCGTCGTGAAGGCGAAGACGTGGGGCAACCCCGAGGTGCAGGGCCCGCCCGAGAAGGTCAGCTCCGCGAACCCCTACCTCACCGCCGCCGACCAGAACGGCGTCGCGCTGTGGGGCATCACGTGGGAGCAGATGCTGCTGCTCGTCCCCGTCGACGAGCCCACCAACCTCGACGACTTCCTGCTGCTCGACGCGAAGCACCAGATCGTCCCCAGCAACCCCGAGATCGACGCCGAGGACAAGCTCGTGCTCGAAGGAGTCCAGCCTTGAAACGCATCATCCCGAAGATCGGACTCATCCGCGACGAGGCCGGCAACCTCGTGCGAGGCGTGCTCATCCGCGATCCGGAGACGCGCCAGCGCCTCCCCGCCGAGGGCATCGTCGTCGACCGCGTCAACGCGTACTGGCGCCGCCGCGCCGCCGAGGGGGGCGTGACCATCGTCGACGCGCTCCCCATCTCGCCGCCCACCATCGGCAGCGTGACACCCAGCCAGCAGCCCGCGCGTGCGCGGAGCGCGAAGGAGGAGTAGCCCGTGCCCCTGAACCTCGGAGTCATCCAGCTCAACTGGCTCGTGCCCGGCGTCTACCTGGGCGTCGACAACAGCAACGCGCTCGCCGGTCTCCCGCCGCAGCGCAAGCCGATCCTGCTGCTCGGCATGCGTCGCTCGACGGGAACCGTCGCGGCTGGCGTGCGCAAGCAGATCACGGGGCCGTCGCAGGGCGCGACGTTCTTCGGGCGCGGCAGCCAGCTCGCCCACATGTGCGAGGCATTCGTGAAGGCGTACGCCTACAACGAGGTCTACGCGCTCGCCCTCGACGAAGACGGCGCGGGCGTGAAGGCCACCTCGACGCTGACCTTCACCGGCCCCGCGACCGCCGACGGGACGCTGTCGTTCGTGTGGTGCGGTCGCCGGCGCGTCGTCGGCGTCACCAAGGGGCAGACGGCCGCGCAGATCGCTACGGCGGTCAAGGTCGCCGACGACGCTGACGGCGACTCGGACACCACGAGCGCCGTCGTCGGCGCCGTCGTCACCGCCTCGGCCCGCCACAAGGGGGCCTACGGCAACGACCTCGCCATCGTGCAGAACTACTACGTCGGCGACGCGACGCCGGCGGGCGTCACCTGCGTCATCACCGACTTCGAGGACGGGGCAACCGACCCCGACATCACGGACGCGATCGCCGCGATGGGTGGCGACGATCTGTACTACACGATCGTGCCCGGCTGGAACGGCGACGCGAACATGGACGCCCTCGAGGCGGAGCTCGAGCTGCGGGCGAACGCCATCAAGCAGATCCCCGGCCATGCCATCGGCGCCTTCCGCGGTGACCACACCGACAGCGTCGCGTACGGCAACCTCCGCAACAGCCAGTTCAACACGGTCGTGGCGACGGGCCTCTCGCCGACGCCGCCCTGGATCTGGGCGTCGGTCCTCGCGTCGGTCGAGGGCTCCTTCACCGACCCGGCGGTGCCGCGGCAGAACACGAAGCTGCCCGGCGTCCTCGTGCCCCTCGATGGCGGGTTCAAGATCGAGGAGCGGCAGCTCCTCCTGCTCGACGGCATGGCCACCTACAAGGTCACCGTCGGCGAGGCGTACATCGAGCGCATGGTGACGACCTACCAGGTCAACGCCAACAACATCGAGGACGCCAGCTACAAGGACATCGAGGTCATGCGGTGCCTCGCGTTCTGGCGCAACGCCATCGTCGCCCGCTTCCTGCTCAAGTACCCGAAGGCCAAGCTCGGGAACGACGGCGAGAAGTTCGCCCCGGGCCAGATCGTCGTCACGCCGAAGCTCGCGCGCGGGGAGATCCTCGCCGTGTTCGACCTGCTCAACTTCCTGGCGATCGTCGAGGACCGCAAACAGTTCGCCGCCGAGCTGATCGTCGAGCGCGACGTCAACAACGTCAACCAGCTCAACGCGTACCTCCCGCCCAACTTCGTCAACCAGTTCCGCATCCTCGCGGGCCTGGTCGCCTTCAAGCTCTGATCGAGGATCGAGGACACCGACATGTCTCAGGCCACCTATACGATCGTTTGCAAGGTCAACGGCGAGACCCTCCAGGGGACGTCGGTCAAAGTCAAGTTCGGCGGCGTGCGGCGCGAGGACAAGACCGCGGCCGGCGTCGCGGGCCGCGACTACGTCGAGATCCCGGAGGCCTCGATGGTCTCCGTCACCATCCTCCACACGGAGGAGACGCCCCCGATCGACGTCATCCGAACTTGGAAGAACGTCACCCTCGTGCTCGAGTGCGACAACGGAAAGACGTACCAGTGCGACGGGGCCAAGGTCGCCAACGCCTTCGAGCTCGGCGACGAGGGCGGCGGTATCGCCCTCGAGTTCACCGGCCCCCCCATCACCGAAGTGTAGGCCCGCGCGGCCGAAGGAGAACGACCCCATGGAGAAGACCGCCATCATCGAGGCCCTCGGTGGCCTGCCCGGAGACGCCGACGACGCCGACGTCTTCGACCGCATCCGCATGCTCCGCAACCTCGCCGAGGACGACTCGGGCGACATCAGCACGATGGACCTCATCAAGCTCGGCAAGCACGAGAACGTCGGCATCGACTCGGAGGGCGCGCACGTGACGCTCTTCTACCCGCTCAAGAGCGGCACCGAGACGATCGAGACGATCCGCGTTCGCCGGCCCACGGCGAAGCACCTGCGCAAGATGCAGGAGGCCAAGGGCACGCCCATCGGCAACGGACTGGTCTTGATCGAGCAGCTGACCGGGCTGCCGATGATCACCCTGGAGAAGCTCGACGCCTCCGATGCGAACGTGCTCCTCAACCTCGCAAATTTTTTGCAGCTTCCGCCCCGCAAGAGTGGCCCCAAATCCTAGGCCTGCTCGCTGACGAGCCGTTTCGGTTCCAACCCAGCGAGCTGTGGGCGATGATCGGCGAGGACATGGTGTTCTGGCTCGAGCGGCGCAAGGAGGCGATCGAGAGACGGAAGTGACCGATGGCGAGCAAGAAGTTCAACGCCCTCATCGAAATCTCCGTCCTCGATCACACGGCGGCGGCGCTCGGGAGGATCGAGAAGCGCCTCGATAAGCTCGACCCGGACCGACCGGGGCGGAAGAAAAAGACGGGCAGGCTGGCGGACCTGGCCGCGCAGGCGGACGTGATGGAGGCGGCCGCGGAACGAGTCGCCCGGGTCGTCTCGAAGCCGATCAAGAAGTTTGCCGCCTTCGAGGAGCAGATGGACAGCGTCGCGGCCGCGACCTTCGACCTCACGAAGTCGATGGACGCCGCACAGGTAACGGCGATGGACGCCGCGGTCGCCGAGCTGTCGAAGTCCGCGCGGCAGCTCGGCGCCGACACGAAGTACTCGGCGACCGAGGCCGCGGCGGGGATGGACATCCTCGCCAAGACGTTCGACGGCGGAGGCGACGACTTCCAGAAGGCAAAGGACGTCGTGGCCGCCATGCCGGGGATCCTCAACCTCGCGGCGGCGTCCAACAAGTCGATCGAGCAGGCCGCCGACGTCGCCACCGAGGCGATGAGCCAGTTCGGGCTGAAGGCGGGGGAGATCGAGAGGATCAGCGACGTCGTCGTCAAGACGGCGAACAGCACGTCCACCGGGCTCCTCGATCTCGGCGAGGCCTTCTCGAAGTCTGGGTCCCTCGCGCGGGACGCCGGCATCGACATCGAGACGACCGCGGCCATGCTCGGTGTCCTCGGCAACAAGGGGATCAAGGGTTCGATCGCCGGCACCGGCCTCGCGTCGGTGTTTAGCAACGTGCAGTCCGGCATGAAGAAGCAGCGCAGCGCGCTCGCTGCGGTCGGCATCAACGTCGCCGACAAGAAGGGGAACCTCCGCCCGTTCATCGAGATCCTCGAGGAGATGGGCAAGGCGGCGGACAAGAAGTTCGGGGTCGGCAAGGGCGGAGTGAAGCGCGACCGCTGGCTGCAGGGCCTCATGGGCGGCGGTATCGATAAGAGCGTGCTCTCCAACCTCATGGCGGCCACGGCGAGCCGCGAGCTCCAGACGCTGATCAAGGCCAACAAGGAGGCCGCGGGGACGGCGAAGACGGTGGCGGCGGCGATGTCCGACAACACCGCCGGGGCCGCGAAGGAGCTCGACTCGGCGCTCGAGGAGCTGCAGCTGACCATCGGCGAGCAGGTCACCCCGAGGATCCTCGAATGGACGAAGGGTGCGAAGTCGGCCGTGGTCGAGGTCACCGCGTGGACGAAGGAGAACCCCGAGCTGACCAAGGCGCTCGGCGCCCTCGCCGTCGCCCTCGGCGTCGTGGCCGTGGTGACGAAGGTCGTCACGGTGGCGATGATGGTCAACCCGATCGTCGCCATCGTCACCGGCATCGCCCTCGCCGCCTACCTGATCTACGAGCACTGGGACGGCGTCTCGGCGTTCTTCGAGAAGCACTGGGGGAAGGTCACCACCGTCTTCGCCCCGTTCATGATCATGCTCGGCCCGATCATCGGGGCGGCGAAGCTGTTGATGGACAACTGGGAACCGATCCGCGACTTCTTCACGGGCCTCTGGGAGACTGTGACCGCCGGCTTCAACACCGCGATGGAGGGGATTCTCGCGGGGATCGGATGGGTCGGCGACAAGATCAAGGAGTTCCGCGCGCTCACGATGGGGCCCGAGGAAGCCGCGCGCCAGGCCGCCGAGGCCGAGGCCGCCGCGCGCGCGGCGAGCAATGAGACGTACGGCGGTCTGTTCTCCGAAGAGAGCGGCGGCACCACCTCGCGCGGTGGCGTCGGCGACTGGGGCGCCGGGATCGGGGCTGGGACCCACAACCTGCAGGGCAGGATGGCCGCGAACTCCGCGGAGTATGCCGCCGGCGAGCTGATGAAGGCGGCGAACTACGGTGCCTACGAGTCGTACGGTCCCGCGGCCCCGACCACGGCGCAGCTGGCCGAGCAGCAGCGCGTCGCGGCCAGCGAGGCCGCCTGGCTCGCCGACAACCAGGCGAGCATCCCGGGGGCCGCCCGCGCCGACGACATGGCGCGGACGCAGGGCGGCTGGGACCCGACCTCGGGCAAGCGCTTCTCCGGCGACCTGAAGATCACGATCGACAGCGAGGGCAAGGTCGCCAAGACGACGATGCGCTCGAGCGGCGATCCCGACTTCGCGGTGCGCATGAACGCGGGGGGGCAATAGACCATGCCCGTCGACTGGCGCGACAACCTGCTGCCCGGGGCGATCGGCAACGCCGACCTGTTCATCAGCGACGTCCGCACCACGGTCGGCCGGCGCGTCGTCGTCACGGAGCTGCCGGGCCGGGACAAGCCGGTCAACGAGGACATGGGCCGAGCCGCGCGGCGGTACTCGGTGACCGGCTTCGTGATCGGGGACGAGTACATGGCCGCCCGCGATGCGGTCGTCGCGGTGCTCGAGAGCGAGGGGCCCTATAACTTCTCCCACCCCTGGCAGGGGCCGAAGAGCGTCGTCCTCGAGGGGCCGCTCGAGGTCACCGAGTCAGACACCGAGGGCGGGTGGGCGCGGCTCAGCTTCACCCTCGTCGAGAGCGGTGAGCCCGACGGCCTGCGCATCCTCGTGTCGTCGGCCTCCGCCCTCGCCGCCGCCGCCGACGCCGGGGTCGCCGCCGGCGCGCTCGACCTGGCGAAGGGCCTCAAGAAGGTCGGCCTCGGCTCGATCTTCGCGGCGGCCGCGAACGCGGTCGGCAAGGTGTCCCGCAGCCTCATGAAGGCGAAGCAGAAGGTCTTCGGCGCCCTCGGGGTGAACGAGCTGACGTCGCTGACCGACGCCATCACCGACCTCAAGGACACCGGCTACGCGCTGATCAACGCGCCGGCCGAGCTGATGACCACGCTGTCCGGCCTGGTCGCCTCGATCATGAGCGTCATCGCCATCTTCGACGACGACGACCCCGCCGCGGCGCCCTACCCCGGCGGGGCGAAGGCCGTCCGCGCCGAGGCGGCCCTGAGCGCCGCCCAGGAGCTCGCCTCGGTCGACACCGTGACGCCGCCCCCGTTCCCCGGCGGGCCCGTCGACGAGGACGCCCAGGAGGCGGAGAAGGCCATCGGCAAGGCGCTGCGGGTCGCGGCCGTCACCAACACCGCCGCGATCTTCAAGACGCTCCCGCTCGAGTCCAGCGAGACGGCCAAGGCCGCCCTCGCCGCGGTCGGCGAGATGGCCGAGCAGCTGCTCGAGGACGAGACGACCAGCGACGAGCTGTTCAACGCGCTCACCGACCTGAAGGCCGCCCTCGACCGCCACCTCGCCGGGCTCGCCTCGTCGCTGCCGAGCGTGCAGGAGTACACGCCGCCGGCGACCATGCCGGCCCTCCTGCTCGCCTACCTGTACTACGGCGACCCGACCCGCGACCTCGAGCTCTGCGGCCGCAACCGCCTGCGCGACCCCAACTTCGTCCGGGGCGGGGAGCCGATCGAGGTGCTCGATGCCTGATCTCGTGCTGCTGGTCGAGGGGCAGGAGTACTCGGGCTGGACGAACATCCAGGTCGTCCGCAGCCTCGACGCCCTCGCCGACACCTTCGACCTGGGGCTGGTCAGCCGCGGCAGCTCCGAGCCGCCGCCGCACGGCCTCGCTGAGGGCGACAGGTGCGAGGTGCTCTACCGCGGCGAGACGCTGATCAGCGGGTGGATCGACACCATCGACGAGGGCTACACCCAGAACAGCAGCACGCTCGTGATCAGCGGCCGTTCTCGGGCCGGCGACCTGGTCGACAGCTCCGCGGTGCACAAGCCGTGGCGCAAGACGCCGATCCTAAAGATCGCCAAGGACCTCTGCGAACCCTTCCAGATCGATGTCTCGAGCGACCTGTCCGACCTGCCGACCGAGACGCACTTCAAACTCTCGGAGGGCGAGACGGTCTTCGCGGCGATCGACCGCCTCGCGCGCGACCACGGGATGCGCGTCGTCAGCAAGCCCGACGGCTCGTTGCTGATCACCCGCACAGGCCTGCTCCGCTTCCCCAACGTGGCGATCGAGCACGGCGTCAACGTCGTATCCGGCAGCTTCCGGCGATCGATGGAGGAGCGGCACAGCCCGTATATCTTCAAGGCGCAGCTCGCCGCGAGCGACGACGTCAACGGCTCCGCCGCCTCCCTCAAGTACGAGGTGCTCGACGACGGCGTGGACCGCTACCGGCCCCTCGTCGTCGAGCGGGACGGGCAGCGCGGGTCGAAGGCGCTGCAGGAGGCGGCGGAGTGGGAGAGGAACACGCGGGCGGGGAAGGCCCGCCAGCTCTCCTACGAGGTGTTCAACCCGAACGACACGAAGCGCAACTGGGAGAACGCGGAAGGCCTCTGGGAGCCGAACGTGATCGTCACCGTGCGCGACTCCTACTACAAGATCGACGGCGAGTTCCTGGTCACCGAGGTCCGCTTCACCCTCGACTCGAACGGGACCAAGACGGCGCTGCGGCTGACCGCGCCCGAGGCGTACCAACCGAAGAAGCCCCCCAAGAAAAAGAAGAAGAAGGGGTACTCCTGGTGATCACGCTCGCCACGATGAAGCAGTACGTCGCGTCGGTGGTCGACCCGCTGCGCGCGCGCCTCGCGGGCGTCGTGCGGCGCGCCGTCCTCAGCTCGCTCAGCAACAACGCGGGCCTCGCCGCCGGCTCCTTCGCCATCACCGACGAGGACACCGACGTCGCCGACGAGGTCGAGGTGCTCTCGCCCATCGGCGTCAGCTCGCGGCCGGGCAAGGCCGAGGCCATCCTATTCGCGGTCGGCGGCAACCCGGCCGTGCGCGTGGCGATCCCGTACGTCCGCGGGCAGCGGCTCACCGGCGGCGACATCGACGACGACGAGGTCGCCCTCTACGTGGGCAACGCCGGCCAGGTCGTGCACCTCAAGAAGGACGGCAGCGTCGTCGTCCGCGGCCAGGATGTCGGGGGGGGCGACGGCGGCAGCATCACGCTGAAGGCGAACGGCGACATCGTCGCGGTGCCGAGCGCGGCCGGCAAGGTGCTGCTCGGCGACGGGGCGGCTACCAAGAAGGTCGCGCTCGCCGACGAGGTCGACGCCCGGTTCGCCGCCATCCAGTCGAAGTACGACACCCACACCCACGCCACGGCGCCGGTCGGGCCGGTGAGCCCGCCCTCAGTCCTCATCGTCTCACTCGCCCCCACGGGCGCCGACAACGTCTGCGCGAAGGGGTGACCACGCCATGCTGAAGCTCGTCTGGGACAACACGATCGGCGCGGCCCGCTTGCAGCTCGACGAGCACGGCGCGCTCGCGGTCGACTACAGCCTCGAGACCCAGGTCGTCACCTCGCTGTTCACCGACGTCGAGGCGACCCCCGAGGAGATCGCCGAGGCGGGGCTCGAGCTGCAGCGGGGCTGGTGGGCCGAGGCCGACAGCCTCCGCGACCCCGACCGCCCCCGCATGGGCAGCAAGCTCTGGCTGCTGTCGAAGGGCAAGACGACGCTGCAGACGCTCCGGCGCGCCGAGGTCTACGCGCGCGAGTCGCTGCAGTGGCTCGTCGACGCCGGCATCGCCGCCAGCGTCGAGGTCATCGCGTCGCGCCCGCGCGCCGGGGTCATCGGCCTCGACGTCACCATCATCAAACCACAGAAGCTGCTGCCGGCCTTCCGCCGGCTCTGGGAGTTCCAGTCCAATGCCGTCATTTGAACGCCCATCGCTCAAGGAGATCGATCGCCGCCGGACCTCGGACTACGAGTTCGACATGGGTTCGCAGGCCCCGCGCCTCCCCGGAAAACCCGAGCACGCGTTCGTCCGCGCCGGCGCCGGCACCGCCCACGGCCTGCATGGACGCATCGACCGGGTGCGCCTCGACGCGTTCTGGGCGACCAGCTCGGACGAGGCCCTCATCGCCAAGGCGGCGATGTTCGGCGTCACCCACCTCCCCGCAACCAGGTCGACCGGCATCATCGTGGTCGGCGGCGAGGTCGGCACCGTCGTGCCGATCAACACGATCTTCGTCCGGACCGACGGCTTCACCTACATCACGACCGCGAGCGTCGAGGCCGAGGGGGAGGGCGTCGCGCTCTGCCCGGCGAAGGCGACGGCCTCGGGCGCGGCCGGCAACATGACGCCCGGCACCAAGGTCGTCTTGCAGGAGCCGATCAACAACATCGACAGCGAGGGCAGCGCGGGCGAGCTCGGGTGGCAGAACGGCGAAGAACCCGAGAGCACCGCGAGCCTCCGGCGGCGCCTCGCGCAGCGCCTCGCCAACCCACCCAAGGGCGGCGGGCCCGGCGACTACACCCGCTGGGCGCTCGGCGACGCGGACGAAGACAAGGTGCCGCCAGGCGTGACGCCGCCGGCGGGCATCACCCGCGCGTGGGAGTACGGCTGCGTTCCGAAGGTCGGACGGGTCACCGTGCTCATCATGTGCGACGGCGACGACGACCCGTTCCCCAACCTCGCCCGCCGCAAGGAGGTCTGGGAGTGGATCAAGCTCTTCGCCCCCATCGCGCTGCCATTCCCGTTCGATGAGGCCGAGCCCACGGATCAGTCCGTGCTGTCGCCGAACGAGCGCCTGATCGACATCACCTTCAGCTCGCTCACCTGTGAACAGAACGCCGACCCTCAAACCGTGAAGGACGCCATCGTGCAGTCGCTCAAGGACATGATCGCTCTGCGGGCCTCACCGCCGAAAGATGGAAGCCAAGTCTTCTACAAGTCGTGGATCAACGAGGCGGTGTCGTTGGTGCCAGGAGAGGTCGACCACAAGATCTCGTTCCCAGGCGGCGACGTTGCCCTGGATCAGTGGGACCTCGTCACACTGGGCACTATAACGTGGCCACCGTGACATGCGTTCACCTGTGCCGCACGGAAAAACATCGTTACCCGCATTGCGCTTCGTCCGGGCGCTCGGTATACCGGCGCAAATGTTCGTCTACAAGATGCTTCAGATCCCGCCGAACCTTGTATTCGCCGCGAAGGGCATGTTCAAGCAGGCGCCTAACGTTCATACGCTCGCTGCGAGCTACTTGGAGAAGATTGTAAACACTGAGGCCGAGCAAGGTTGGGAATTTCACCGAATCGATTCGGTGGGCGTGACGAGCTCTCCCGGTTGCATGGCAGGGCTAATGGGAGCCAAGTCGGTTGACACGATGTATTACGTAGTGACATTCAGGCGGCCGCGGGCGTGAGTCGTGTCGCCCGTCTATCGATCTGGCTTATTCGGCTCTATCAGCGATGGGCCCCAGTTCGGATCAGGTCAGCCTGCGTATACAGGCCGACCTGCTCATGCTTCGCCAAGGAGGTGATTGAGATCTGGGGATTCAAACTTGGGTGGCAGTTAGCCATATATCACATCGCTATGTGCAGGCCGCCATATGGTGGTACGTGGTCGCCTCCCCGTACAGACGCGGAGTTCCAAGAGTTCGTTCGCGCCTCGCCGCCATGCCCCGTCATCGAACTGTATGGAAAAGTAGACGCTCCCACTCGCCAGATTCATTCGCGTTGATATCGTTGACCCCGCACCGAGCGCCCACCTGGAATGTCAGTGGATCGTCGTCTGCATTGAGCCAACAGACATGGCCGGGCTGAATTCCGTCCCCGTTGGGGTCGCAGCCGCCTGGATCATCTCCCGGCGAGAACCCCTCTATGTTCCAATCTGGGGCCCAGTACCAGTTGACGCCATTCGCTAAGCGGCGCTCGCCGCCACCGTAGTCAACGGGCCAGAGCACATCCTCCCGCGGCGCGTGGGCGACGACGGTGAGCACGGCGGCCCCGGTCGGTCTGCACGCCATCATCAGGTGGTCACCGTCGCAGGCGATGGTGACGTAGCCGACGCTGTCACCTGCGCCGTAGTCGCCGGACCAGCACAGTTCCCAGCCGACGAGGTCGGCGACGGGCACGTTGTGGGCGACGCCCTCGTGCTGCCACGGCTCCCAGGCGCACACGGCGTCGCAGCCGTCGCCAGGCTGGTTGTTCCCGTCGTCGCAGTCCTCGCCGTCGTCGAGCTCGCCGTCACCACAGAAAGGCGCTGGTGCAGTCGTCGAGCTGGACGAACCCGTCTCCCCATCGCCAGAGCTCGAGCTCGTTGAGACCCAGGTGGTCGTCGAGCTCGCCGACTCGCCGCTCGTGCCGGAGCTGCTGGTCTCCTCGCCCCCCGTCGTGCTCGTGTCGCCAGCGGCGGGCTCGCAGATCTTGAAATACGGGCAGACGAGGCCAGGGTCGCACCCGCCGCCGGGCGTGCAGGCGCAGCCCTCCTGGCCGATGGGACAGTTGGTGGTCGTGCCGGTTGTCGTCTCGTCCTCGCCCGTCGACACCTCGCTGGCCGCGAACATCGGGGGCGTCGACGGGCAGGCGGTCAGCGCGAGCAGGAGGGCCGCGGACGAGCGGATATGCATCAGCGGATGATGCATGGGCGGAGTCGCCCGGTCAAACCGGCGAGTGGCACTGAAAACCCGAGCAGTGCTACGGGGCCAGGAACGAGACTTGACCGCATGTCGCGCGGCTCCGATCCTCCCACCGTGATCCCGCTGACCGTCGCCCAGCTGCTCGGCAAGGAGCTGATGGCTCTCACCCGAGACGACGGCGCTCGTCTCGCCGAGATCATCGCGGAACTGCGACACGGTGTGAGGGTTGAGCCCGGGAATCTCATCGCGGTCAACGCCCTCGTGCACGCACTCGCCTATGCGGGGGAGGCCCAAGAAGCGCACGCGCTCGCCTGGCGAGCCTACACGCTGATGCAGCAGCTGCCGGTCGTCGGGGCTGACACCCTGCTAAACGTCGGGGCGGGCCTTAGCGAGGCGGAGCATGTCGACGAGGCGAAGCGCTGCTACGAGCTCGCGCTGGTGCGTGCGGAGGACGACATAGCAGCAAGTGTGGCCGGCAACATGATGAACCTCGCCGTGAGGTTCGGCGAGCTGGCCTGGCTCGAACGGTTTTTTCCTGAGCACCCTGTCCCCGCATTCCTGCGACGACACGACCTCGCGGCGGGTTGGCGTGGGCAGCAGAAGGCTGTCGAGCAGATACTCGACAGCCGGGTTTCTTCCTTTCATGCAAGCCATGGCCCGTTTCACGACGGGACCGAGCGCCTCGTCGTCGACTATTTCACCAGCATCATCGACCCGCAGCTCGCCGAGCTCGAGGAGGCTGTCTGGTCGGCCGTCGAACATCACCACCGCGATCACCAACGGGGCCCGGGCGCTCTCCTGGGCGTCGTCATCATCAACGTCAACGGGCCTGAGATCCCCTCTCCGAAGAACTCATGATCACGACAGCGGAGCTCTGGGACGACGCGAAACGGCTGGCAGACGAGGCGGTCAACAGTGAGCTGCGTCGTCGCCTTGCGATCGACGCGCTCTACTACGCAGTCTATCTGAGCGTTCGAAGTAGGGTCGGCACGCAGCGAGCGAGGGATCCGTTCGGCGAGCACGTCTCGGTGATCGAGCAACTGCAGAAGCTCGGGCCCATCGAGCGACGCGCGGGTCTTCGGCTCGACAGCCTGCGTCACCTCCGTAACAAGGCGAGGTACTCCATCGGCCTCAGCCTGACCCGCGAGGAGCTGAGCAGCGCCCGGCGGCACGCAGAGAACATAATCACACTCCTGCCAGCGCTAATCGGGCCGGGCTAGTCGTTCTGTCCCAGGCGCTTTTTCAGCGCCGGGTGCGGCATTGCGGCCGCTACGCCCCCAGGGTCCACCCTTCAGGGCATGCCGATCTTCGCCAAGGGCCTCGAGCGCTCGCTCCCCAACGGAGTCGATCACTGGGTCGGGCTGCTGACCGAGGAGCCCGACGAGGTCGCGGGCACCTTCGACGAGGTGGCCGCCGGCGGATACGCCCGCGTCGTCCACAGCGCGTGGGTGACCGCTGACAACGGCGACGGCCGCACCGCTCGCCGCAACAACGGGGCGGTGGTCTTCGCCGCGCTGACCGACGCCGAGACGGTCTTCTCGCACTGGGGGATCTTCGACGCGGCGAACGCCGGCAACCTGATCGCCGCGGGCCCGGTGCTCAACGGCGACGGCGTGCCGCAGCCGGCGACGGTCACGACCGGCAACCAGCCGCGGTTCAACGACGGCGACATCAAGCTGCTCAGCAGCGAGACGGCGGGGTAGGCGATGGCGTTCGTCGACCTGTTCGGTGCGACCAGCGGGGGCGTCGAGGGCCACCTCGACATCACACACCGCCGCTTCGAGCCGGTCATGGACGAGCTGCTCCCCCGCGGTCCGGCGTGGGACCCGGAGGACCCGGTGCGGCAGGCCATCGTCGCCGCGGAGTGTACCGAGTTCTCGCGGGTCGACGTCCGCGCGGACGCGCTGGCCCGCGAGCTCGACCCGCACACGACCTTCGCGCTCATCGGCGACTGGGAGCTCGAGCTTGGGCTGCCGGAGTGCGCGGCGCCCGTGACGCTCGAGGCCCGCCGCGCCGCGGTGTTGGCCAAGCTGCTCGCCGAGGGCGGGCACAACCAGAGCTGGGTGTGGTGGAAGGATGCGCTCGAGGCCCTCGGCTACCCACCCAAGTTCTTCCTTCAGGGACAGGACGCCCTCGACTGCAACGACGACTGCCTCGACGACTGCAAGGACGAGGAGTGGCCGTTCATCTGGCAGATCTTCGTCTTCAACGGCCTCGACGACGCGCTGGTGGTGTGCTTCGTGAATCACAACGCACTGCTGGGGACGCTCGCGCTCGTGCACTTCATGTGGCAGCGCGTGCTCGTCATCGTCGACTCGCACGATTTGTTCGGCGTCGCGTGCACCGATGACGGCTATGTCTCCGTCGTCGGGAACGACGGCTTCAGCCTCTTTGCCGGCGCAGACTACGACAAGGAGACCGGGTGGGACGGCGGGCCCGCTCTCGTCGAGGACATCTACGCGGTCGCCTCCATCGGCAATGTCTTGGTCGCATGCGGCGCGTCGCCCGGCAACTTCATCCGGTCCATCGACCACGGCGAGTCCTGGATATCGAGCGGCGACGCCACGTCCGACATGTACGCCGTGACGCGTGGCATCGGTGAGGGCGTCGCCGTCGCTGGCGGCGAGGACGGCGACGCGTGGCGGTCGGTGGACCACGGCGAGCACTGGACGCAGGTGACGACGATCGGGGAGACCATCCTCGGGCTCACCCGCTGCTCCGGAGCGGTCCTCGCGGTGACTGCCGCCGGCCGGGTCCACCGCAGCGTCGACAACGGCACGAGCTGGATCTCGGTCGGCTCGACCGAGGGCACGCCCCTGCTCGGGGCCGGCGGGTGGCAGCAGGTGGCGGTCGCCGTCGGCGCCGCCGGGGTCATCCTCCGCAGCAGCGACGCGGGCGTCTCGTTCGCACCCGTAGCGAGCCCCACCACGGCGACCTTGCGCGGCGTCGTCGGCAACGCCGCGGGCCGATGGACGGCCTGCGGCGACGGTGGCGTCATCCTGCAATCCGTCGACCACGGCGTGACCTGGACGGTTCAGCTCACGCCTACCACCGAGACCCTATACGCCGTCACGCGCCATGTCCCCACCGACCGGGCCATCGTCGCGGGCGCCAACATCAGCATCATCGTGGAGTAAGCCATGCCCGTAATTCAAACCGCAACGAGGGTCATCGACAAGTTCGGCGCCGACCGCCACGGCTTCACGAGTGGAGATGCGCAGGCCGGGGAGGCGCCCACCCAGCTGTCCCCAGAGTGGTGCGACGGCGTTCAGGAAGAGATCAACAATACGATCGTCTACGGCGACCAGACGATCGACAGCGACGGCCCGTACACTGGGCTGCGTAAGGCAATCGCCGAGCGCATAGCGAATCAGCGCACCGAGACGAACGGCGACCAGACGTTCCGCTCGCCATCCGTGGGACCCTCCGAGCAACCCGACTGGGTCGTCGTTCGCAATACGCGAGCGACTTGGCACCTCCAAAAAAACAACTCGACCTCGGGAGGTGTCGTGCTGCCGTCAGACTGCCAAGCGACGGCCCGCTTCGTCGTCAGCGTCGTTCGGTGCTCGTCCCCTGGACACCGTGCGAACTTCGTCCTCCTGGCGTCGTTTCGCCGCGTCGCTGGTACCGTCAACATGCAGAAGCAGGAGATCATCCTTGAAGACACCACGTTCGACTGCCTGGCAAACGCCGTCGCGGGCGCAAGCTCAGCGCTGTGTCAGGTCACCGTCCAGAACACGGCCCCAGTCGACAATTACAATGTGTTGATCATGTCAGAAGTCACAATCGTTACCGTCAACTAACCCCGTCTCATTAGGAGCACCCGTGCATCGCTACCTCGCAATCATCACTCTGTGCCTCGCCGCCGCATGCAGCGTGGATGAACATTCACCAGATGCCGAGCTCGACCAGGATGTCGAGCTCCGCGGACTGCCCGAGGCGGTCCAGATCCACGTCGAGGTCGAGTCGCCCTCGGTCGCGCCGTCGCTGTTCGACTGCTTCCTGCAGGGGCCGGACGAGCAGCCGGCCTGGATCGACTACAGCGACGGCAACGGCACCGTCGAGCAGAAGGACATCGAGATCTGCGTCCGGTCCAGCGGTTCGAAGCAGAGCAGCGAGTGCTGGCGCGACGCGCTGCTGAAGCTCGGCGGCGAGGTGCAGCCGTGAACCGCCGCCGCCTCGGCATGATGCTCGACCCGGGCCTGTTGACGCTGCTCGTCCTCGGAGCCGCCGGCTGCCCTGACGACCCCGAGCCGGCGAGCACGTCCCCATGCAAGGACGGCGTGTGCCCCGTCGACGAGCCCGCACCGCTCGACACCAGCATCGCCGCGCCGCCGCCGGCCCCGCCGCCGCCGCCCGCGCCTCTGCGCGGCGCGAGTACCACCGTGCACGTCGACGAGGCTTCGCACACGCCCACCAAGTAAACGAGGGAGGTCATGGCCCGTGCTGCAGCTACCACCGTCGCCTCAACCACCGCCCGCGTCCAGGTGGAACGTACCGACGAAATTGCTTGTGCTGCAGATCGTGACCTTCGTCGTGCTGCTCGCCGCAGGCATGTATATCGACCACTCGAGAGTCCCGACGGGGCCGATTACATGGCTCGCCGCCTCGGGCCTCGCGAGTCTCTGGATCCCGCTGATCCGGCATCAGTGGCGCATCGATCAGGACTGGAAGGAGCAGCAGGCCCGCTTCCTGGCCGAGCACCCGGAGGCGCAGCTCGGCGCGCTCGTGCTGCCCGTCGTTCGGCGGGCCGGCATCACCAACGTCACCGAGGCGATCGCCGAGATCGGTGCTCGGGCGGACAACCGGCTGCATCGGCAGCTCGCCGAGGGAAAGGAGCGACGCGATGACGACCGTGACGATCAAGCGCGCTGACGCCAGCGGCATCGGCGAGTCCTTCTCCGTGCGTCCGCCGACCACGCGCCCGCGGACCCAGCCGATCGGGACCCGGCTCGGCACGCTGTTCAAGTTCGCGGTGCGCCGCGCGATCGAGCAGGCGCTCGGCACCACCGCGTGGGGGAAGCCTCCGCGCGGCATCACCGTCCGTATCGGGTTCGTGCTCTACCTGCTTCTCACCGCCGCGTTCGCGCTGCTGCTGTTCGGCCCCTTGCTCTGGGGCTGACGGGCGGCGCTACACACCCGCGTCCTACGCTGCCCTCATGGCCGCACCCGGACCAGTCCTCCTCCTCCTCCGCCGCGCCGCCGCGTGGCTCTCCCGCAACCCATCCGCCCGCGCTGACGCCCTCGAGCTCGCTGTGCAGGCGATCCGCAACAGCGCCAGCGACGCCGAGCGCGAGGGAGAGGTGAGGAAGGCCCGGCGCAAGCGCAACCGGGCGAACATCCTCGAGCTCCGCGCGCAGCAGCTCCGCGAGGGGGAATGAACCATGGGCCGGCTCGTCTTCGACTTCGCCACCCTGCGTCGGCCATCCTCCGAGGAGACCTACGCCGACTACCTCGGCAGCTTCCACTTCTTCGCCGGCACCGGGTTCGTCTACCGCGAGCTCGTGCGCCAGGATGACCCGCGCCACGGCTACCCGCCCCGCGAGCTGTGGCCGCGGATGGTGCCGACCTTCCTGCTCGCGTGGCAGCTCCGCGAGCGGATGCTCTGCCACGGCGCCGCCGGCCTCGCCGTCCGAGCGGCCTACCGCCCCGCCGGTGGTGAGCCGGACTCGCAGCACAAGGTCAACGCGGCCCTCGACCTCGACCTCCTCGCCGCCGACCTCGCGCGGGACTCGGGCCTCGCCGCCGTCTACGCCCGTACCGCGGCGGAGCTGTGGCGGGAGCACAAGCACATGCGCGTCGGCGTCGGCACCTACGCCGACGAGGGGCACGACACCACGCGCCGCGTTCACCTCGACTCGCTCTACCGCCACCGCTGCTGGCAGGGCACCGGCACCGACGAGCACGGCAAGGCCACCTTCTCGCCGCGGCCGGCGGTGCTGCGGCTGGCGAAGATCGAGGAGACCGACCCCGACTACCTCGCGTGCATCGCGGACGGCGAGCTGGTCGAGCTCGAGGTCGGGTGATCGCCGCGCTCGCCCTGCTGCTGCAGCTGCTGCAGCTCAGCCCGCGGGAGGCGACCGTGATCGCCGCCCGGTTGCTCGGCGCCCGCGACCTCGAGCCGGAGCTGCTGCACCTGGTCGAGGTCGAGAGCCGCGGCGTCCGCGTCGGCGTCCACACCCGCCACGGCCCGCGCGTGCACGGCCGGGTCTTCTGGGACGCCGCGGTGCGGGCCCGCTGGCTTCGGCCGGATCTCTGCGACGAGCACATGCGTGGCCCCGGCGACGCTGCGGGGTGGGGCATCCGCGGCGTGCATGGTCACGCCGCCGCCTACGCCGTCCGCTACCTCGGGGAGTGCGTGCCCGCGGCCGCGATCGACGTCCCGTTCCTGTCGGCCGTCGCGGCGGTCCGTCGGCTGCGGGTGCTCGAGCGGCGCTACGGCCTGCGCGACGCGGCCTCGCGGGCGCGGGCCTGGCGGCTTGGCGTCAGGGTCTCGCGGTGAAGGCTACGGAGGGAAACGCGCGGCCGCTGGCGATACGCATGTCACCGCTCGGAAGTTCGCGGCGCGAGATGCGGCAGACGTCGGTCGCGCCGTGGTGCGTGGCTGTGCACACGACCGCGTCGCCTTCGTCGATCACGGTGAACTCCGAGCACCACGCGGCGCACACCCCACAGAGTGGCCACAGCGGGTCGACTGGGCGGTTGTCTGGGCCGAGTTTCAGCTTGGCCACCCGTCACCTCCGGTCACCAGCGAGGGCTTGAGCACGGGTCACGGTGTCTCCGTGTCTGGCATCGGCCCGAGCTGGAACGGCGCCCGCTCGAGCAGCACGTCGGCGCTGACGTGGAGGATGCGGCACAGGGCGGCGAGCTGCCCAACGTCGGGGACCCGGTGTCCGCGCTCCCACTGGCTGATCGTCGCGTGCGAGACCCCGATTGCCCCGCCAAGGGCAGCCTGGTCCATGTCGCGCGCTTGGCGGACGCGGCGCAGTAGTGAGCCGAAGGCCACGCCTCCAAGTAGCCGAGATTTACCAGCCCCGCAAGTCCAGTATCACCTCTCCAAATTTTACGACGTTAATTTAAGAAACCGGTAAAAATATACTTGCTTCCGGTAACCGGGGCGCCTATTGTCCGTTTACCAGAAACGAACACGGCGCCCGCCGCCGAGGACGAACCCGCACATGCAGCCCCTGACCTTCGCCGACCGCCTCGACTTCGCCCCCGCCCGCGCCGCCAATAGCTCTCGCCGCCACGGGGCCCAGCGGATCGCTGCCCGAGCCCGCGCCGCCCGCCTCCTGGCGCGTCGGAGCTGCACCGCCCCAGGCGCCGGCATGGTCGTCC